CTACCCCACGCGCGCGAGCGATTTCACCGCCGTCAGCGGATCGGCGACCGCGCGCCGCGCGTCACGGGACTCCACGATGTCGGTCAGCAAATGAAACGCCGGAAGGAGCGCGCGCTGCGTGTCTTCCGGGAGCGCCATGAACCGGTCAAAGAACCGGAATGCAGGGCCGTCTTCCGCATTCATCGCTACCGTCTCCCGCTCCTCGTCCACGCTCATGAAGAACACCGGCAGCGACATGCCGATCACGGCAAGCATCTTCACCAAGTGCTCAATCTTCATGCGTCCGATACGCCGACCAGACTCGTAGGAACTGATCGTTTTTTCATGGACGCCGGAGAGCCGCGCCAGCTCCTTTTCGCTGAGTCCTGCGCCTTTGCGCACGTCCTTCAACCGCGATGCGATACTCATCGCCGGTCTCCTTTCAGATGTCGGGGGGTTGCAGCCGGGAACCGGCTGGTTAGCGGCGCTGCTCGATGAGCTTCGCCATGCTGACTGCGGGGTCTTCGCGCCGGGAGCGCACGTCAGGATCGTCCGCCGTCGCTTCGGCGAAGACGCTGAAGTCGCCGTAGAACGCGCCGTCATAGGCGACGCAATCGTTCGTGAACGTCAGGTCGAAGTCCGCGCCGTCGAAGCTGATGTGGATGTACGAGTTGTACGTGACGTGCACGTACTTGAGCGGGCCGAGGATCGGTCCTAGCTCACCCCAGTCTTCCATCTCTGCGTACGGATCGCTCCGCCCATGGAAGAGGTTTAGAAACACATGCTGTGCTTGCATCGCTCCTCCTTTAGAAGTGCCCGTGCTTGGCCATGGAGTAGTACCGACGCTTCGCCACGATCACGTGGTCGATGAAGTCGATGTCCATGTTCTTGGCTGCGTTCCGCAGCTTCATCGTCACGGTGAGATCTTCGACTGATGGTGACGGGTCGCCGCTTGGATGGTTGTGGTACGCGATGATCCCTGCGGCATGGAGTTCGAGCGCGCTCCGCAAGACCTCACGTGGAGAGACCAGCGCGGAGTTCAGCGTCCCGACGCACAGTTCTCGGAGTGCGATCATCCCCCGGCGCGCATTGAGAAATGCGGCGCCGAAGTGCTCTTGCACCGCATCACCGTAGCGGGTTGCGAGGAACGGCCCCAAGTCCTCAACACATACGGTGTCGCCAAACTCGATGGTCGCCATCGCCACGCGCCGCCCAAGCTCCAAGCTCGCGGCGATCCGCACAGCGACCGTCCTCCCGATCTGGTGCCGCCGGCCCGCACCCCATGGACGTCGCGCAAACGACGGCAGGCCGTCTCGAAGGAACATCCGTGCTTCCTCTACAGGCCGACCGGTCACAAGCGCGACGAGTTCCGAATCGGAGAGCGTTGCGCTGCCGTGCTCGAATAGCCGATACGACGGCTCCTCGTCACGCAGGATCGCCCCCTGCGCTTCGTTCATCTGGTCGAAGAGATACCGCTGCGTGGGCATATCGCCTCCTCGTGCCTTGCCGGTGCGGTAGTAGGGTTCCTGGTTGGAAAAGGGCCGCACTCCCACCGTAGCCGTCCCGGGACTCCCCGCCAATCGCCTCCCTTCGACGTGCTTCGACAGCCACCGCCGCTCGTCCTGCACGCTTCCTTCACGCTCCCGTCGCATATCGCGTTCGGGACAACCGAAAGGAACGCCAGATGAGCAAGCCCCTCTCCGTCATCATTGAAGGCCCCGACTTCAGTTACTCCGACGCGCGCACGATTGAAGACACCGCTGCCTCCACTGAAGCGGCCCGCAAGATCGCGCAGTACGCCATGGGCCAATTCGCCACCCTGACGAAGCGCCCCAAGTCCGCTGAACCCGCCGAGCGCCCCGCGAGCGCATGATGGCCGCCCGCACTCGTCCGTCGCCTGTCACGTCGCGGCTCGCCGGCTATCTCGCCCGCGTTCACGACCGGAGTGTGCTTCCGATGCTTCTTCGGAACGTGCTTGTCCTGACTCCCGTTTGGCCGCGTCGGGCTCCTCCGGCCGGAAGAATCACCCGGCCTCCGGTTCCCGACTTCGATCCGACGCCCGTGGCAACAAGCGCCACGGCTATCGCCCCATCGCTGGTGCTCCGGGGTCATCGGATCGAAGTCGGGCATGCGCCCGACGCGGCGTCCTTATCCGTGGCGGCGCAGGTGCGACGCGTGCTCGGGTGCCTCGCGCTGCTGATGACCCTCGGCTTCATGCGCGGTCTGTCGGGCGATCCGCTTGCCGGGTTCTCGATTCCTGGAGAGCACCTCCACGATCGGGCGTTTCCGCACATCGTGACACCCGTGGCCTGGAACGGAGCGACGGTGGTTGATCCGGCGTTCGCGCCTGCGCCGGTCATCGGGGTGCTGGTGTCCTCGGATGACGCGGCCGATCTGTACCTCTTCGACCCGAGTACACATCTCCATATGCACGACGGAGGATTCATCCCCGCTCGCGGGGATTACCACTGGATCGGAACCGCGCTCGGTGCGCCGCTCCTCGGCGAAGAGTACGGGCCGGATGCCAACGCTGCGCGGCTGCTCCGCCGTGCATACGCGGATCGCTGCGAGCAGGCCGGGAGGCCGGTTCCACCGCTCTTCACGAAGCCGTTTTGGAACGCGGAGACGCGGGCGTTCGCGTGGTGTCTCGGAGGCTTCGCCGGCCTGCTCGTCACGGGGTTCCTGGTGGCCTCGGTGCTCGCGTGGAAGGAGCGGCAACGACAACGGCAGGTGGCCCACGCGCGCGAGCTTGCGCGCCGTCCATGGGACGAGGTGCGCGAGCGCGAAGCGCTCCTCCACAGGCGACAAGACTACGCCGCGCAACTCGACAAGGAACTGCGTCGACTCCTCGGTGATGCCTACGTTGACCCGACGTCCTTCTCGCCTCAAGGAAAGCGGTGATGGACGCCGATCTCCTTCAGCGGCGGGCCACCGTGGAACTGGAACTCATCCGCACGGATGCCCTCATCGAGTACCGAGAACGGGCGCTTGAAGGCGCACGACGGCTCGCGCCCATCCTCACGAACCTCGCGAACGAACGGCTCACGACCATGATCGAGGAGGAGCACGCGAAGCAGGCAGAAGCCAAGGCGCGCGTGAGGCTCGCCGAGCTTGCTGTTGAACAGCGCGAACGTGCGCTCGACGCGCCGCTTGAAGCCACGCTTGCCCGCGTCGCCCAACGGTCAGAACTCGACCGGCTCAAACGCCAGCTCGCGGAATCCGAAGCTTCCAACACGAGACTCCGGCAGCAGTTGATGGAGGAGGACGAGGAGCTATGACCGCGCTTGCCCTTGGCGAAACGCCGTCCCATCGCATCTACGCGCGTTCGCCCGAACACCTGTTGCGGCACCACCTCTTCGAGGGCGCGAGCGGCTCCGGAAAGACCTCTGTGGCGCGCGAGTGCTTGGCCTACCTGTTCCGCAAGCGCCCCGAGGTTCCGATGCTCGTCCTCGATGGCATCGGTACGCTCGCCGCCGATCTCGCCGCCCGGCTCTACGGCTGGATCGAGCGGCGCGAGGAGGCGGGCGCCGACATGCGACGCATGCGTTCGCGCATCCTGCATCTTCGCGTCCAGCCGGAGAACGAGAGCGGGCTGTCCTTCGACCTCGCGAAGCTGCGCCCCAAGATCGACGCCCACGGGTTCCCTCGGTTTGAAACCGTGCATGAACGCGTCTCCGCGATCATGGCGACCCTCGCGCATACGACGGAAGGCAGCGAGGACTACCGCCTTGTCCACACGTACGGATCGGCCGCCTTCGCTGCTTTGGTTGCCGGGCACCGCCCCGTCACCGAGCTTGCGTCAGTGCTCACGCATGGAGATGAGGCGTACCGCGTCCAGCTTTGGATCGACATCGACCGTCACGGTCACCGTGATGCCTATGTCCGGGCGCAACTCGATGTCCTCAATGAGCTGTACTACACCACGCAGCGAAGCCCCGTGCAGTTCAATGTCCTCACGGGTTCGACGCGGAGAAACTTCGCGTGGCTCACGCTGGAGTACGCGTCCTTCTTCCGGCGGGACAGCATCGACTACGGCGCGTTCCACTCCCGAGGCGGTGTACTCCTCGTCGATCCAGCGGATGCAAACCCCACCACCGCAGGCATCTTCCGCCGTGCGCTCTACGGCATCAGGAACGCGTTCCTTGCCTCACGCGCATCGAATCGTCCGTCCCTCGTCGTCGTCGATGAGCAGCAAGGGATGAACGCTGATCTCTACGCCCTTCATGTCGCGATGGCGCGCAACCGCTCCGATTACCACTGGTTCCTCTTCCAGACCGGACGACAGATTGGAGATCGCGGCGCGCACTACGACGAGATTCTCTCCGCCATGCAGCACTTGGTGTTCTTCCGCCCTGGCACCTTTGAGTCCGCGCGCCAGATCGCGACGCACCTTCGGCGTGTCTCTCTGACCGCAGCCCGGCTACCGACCCTCACAAAGACCACCTCCGCAACCTGGGCGGCCGGCATGAGTGGCGACAACGACATGTCCTCGGATGGCGGAGCCGCAGGAACGGTGACTGGCGAGGAGCGCGTCCGGATTACTGAAGCGCTTGATGCCCACGCGCTCCGCCTCCTCGAGCTTCCCATCGGAACGGCGTACCACATCGATCCGTCCGCCCGTGCGATCCGCGTTCGGCATCGTTACAAGACCATCAATCCGGAGCACCGGGATCTCGCGCGAGAGGCCCACCGCATTCAGTTTGTGCGGCTGCATGTCGAAGAACGCTTCACACCGCCCGTGCACGCGGAGACTGCACCTCCACCCGTGACCGACGCCCCGCAACTCCCGAAGACGCGGAAAGACCGGGGAAGGAAAGACCCGAAGCGACGTACCGCCGTTGACGAAGGAGGCGAGACGCCCGCATGACTAGCGCTGATCCCCTCGCGTCTCCACGCATGTCTCTCCCCACGCGCCGATCCCGCTACCACCCGTCCGCGCCGCGCTCGCTCGTCCTCCAGGCGCGTGATATTGCGGTGCTGGTCGATCTCTTCCACCTGCGATTTGCGAAGGCGCAAGCGCTCTACCTCTCCGCGTATGCCAGCGGGGAACTCGGCATGGTGAACTGGATCAAGCGCCTCACGGCACTCTTCAATGCGCGCTGGCTCTCCCGCTTCGACCCGAAGTTCGGGCGCTACCTCCCCGGCTCCCGGCATTTCTATTACACGCTCGAAACGGGGCGCGCCCAAGAAGTCGCCCGCCTCCGGATGCACTACCTCGCGCTTCCAGACGAACAAGCCGAGGCGGTGGCGAAGACCGCAGCCCCGCTTCGCAAGCGGCTCCTTGAGATGCTCACGGAACAAGGACTCCCTGCGGATCGCGTGGACGCCATGCTCCAATACAACACCGACCTCGCCTTGAAGTTCATCAGCGACGAGCCCTCCGATGTGCGCCACCGCATCCTCGCCTCCACAGTGCTCTCGATTCTTTGGTTCGGTGCCCGGCAGATGGGCGCGGCGGTCGAGAACATCCTTGGGGACGGTGCCGTGAACCTCTCCTTTGAGCATGACGGCAAGCGCCAGACCATCGAGCCGGACGGGTTCTTCACCATCGGAGAGTTCGGCTTCGCGCTGGAAGCAGAGACGGGAACATCCGCGCGACACAAGATCATCGAGAAGGTTGATCGGTACTTGCTCCTCAACCGCGAGAAAGGCGTTGAAAGCGTCGCGGCAATGACCGGCGCGCATGGGATGACCTCATTCCGCGTGCTCTTCCACTGTCAGACGGACGCGCACGCGCGGATGATTGAAGACGTGATTTCCGAAAAGCTTCCCAAGAAAGGAACGGGCCTCTTCCTCATGACCCGTTCCGCTGATCTCCACTTAGGAGACGAGCCCACCGGAGAGAAGTGGAGCCGCGATCATTTCCTGAAAGACCTGCCCGTTGCAGACGGGACGCCGATCTTTGCCCATCTCGCGTCTCGCATTACCGCGCCCGTGTTCTCACAAGTCACCGGCCGCAAAGACGACCGGCCGATGACGCTTCGCCTGCCCCTCTTCGTCGCGTGACCTCTACGATGGTGAGACGCGTGGAGCCGCCTGTGTAGCATCGGTGCATGCCGCTGACGCTTGCTGATGCACTCGCCGCTCATCGAGACGTTGTGTTCGCGCCGCTTCGCGCGGCTGATCCATCTTTTACCGTTCCGCCAGCTACACAAGCGGAAGCCGACGAAGCGTTCTTCATGGCGCTTGCGGACCACCTTCGCTCCCTCTCCGCTGATCTATGGGCCCAGTTTGTCACGCTGACGCTGGCAGACGACCTCCCTGCCCTTGATCGATTCCTCCGTCAGCACACCGAAGATGCCGATACCATTCTTCGCAAAACGCTCACACAACTCGCTCCGCGCAACATGACTTCCCACAGATAAGGGTCGAAAACACTCACCAGAATACATCCCAATTTTTGTGGAAAACTCGTGCATTCAGCACCTTCACAAATCCTGTCAGAAGCGTACAGTGAAAGTGTCTTCACCTCCCACCTCCGATGTCCGACGTCAACACCGCGACCAACATCCTCCACGATCTCTACCGCAAGGCCCTCGCCACTGACGACGCTTGGATGGCCGAGATCAAGCGCGCCTTCCCCTCCGAGCGCGCAGGCGACGTGCGCTACACCGAGAAGGGGCATGGCGAGCCGGGTACTCTTCTCGCGGACGCATACGCCGCATTCCGCGCCGCGTCAGACGCGCTGCATGTCGCCACGCGCAAGGCTCGCGCTGAAGCCACTTAGTCGCAAAAGTACTTCACCTCCTCACCACCACCCCTGTGTCACATCCCCAAGCTACGCACGACTCTGGCGAAGCCACGCTTCCCGATGACGCCGACTGCAAGCACGAGGATTTTGAGTGCGTCGATGAACTGAAACCCGGCTGGGGTGTCTTCTCCTGCAACGACTGTGGCCACGAGTGGCAGGCGTCAACCCTCGCAGACCTCGCGGACGCAGCCGAGCTGTCACGCTAACGGCACGCCCGATGCCTGACGTTCAACCCCTCCTCGTCCCCGCCACTCCGCCGCAAGTGACTTGGCGCTACGACGAATACAGCGACTGGTCGCGAGTCCTCGCATCAAATTACACACGGCGCGAGCTTGAACTCCGGCTCTCCGAGACTGCCGGAGAACTCAAGACGGCCGCTGCGTCCCACGAACGTGCGATTCGGCGCACGCACTCGATGACGTCCCAGTCCGCTGCCAGAGCGCATGGTCGCAATCGCGTAGCTGGCGCCTGGGAGCAGGAGAACGCGCTACGAAACGCACTTGAAATCTATGACTTCTACCCAGCACATACGAAAGAAGGCCTTAAGGGCTGCTCTAGGTGCGTTAACGCAGGTCGCGATGTCTGATGTGCAACTACTCCTCGGTGACTGCCTTGATCGGCTGCGGGACATTCCTTCCGGGTCGGTGCAGACATGCGTTACATCGCCGCCGTACTTCGGCCTCCGGGACTACGGTGTTCGGGGGCAGCTAGGCGCTGAAAACACCGCTGACTGCTTGGGGTGGGCCACTCGGGACTCCTGCCGCATCTGCTATGTCTGTCGGCTCGTCTCCGTCTTTCGAGATGTGCGGCGTGTCTTACGCGACGACGGCACCCTTTGGTTAAATCTCGGTGACTCGTACGCGAACACCACGACAGGCGGCAACGGGGCAACCGGAGGACGCGACAAATCGACACTTCGTTCTTCTATGCCGCCGATCAACACGAATCCCGTCAGACGTGGGAGGCAAGTCGGTTTGAAGCCGAAAGATTTGCTCGGAGTACCCTGGCGCGTTGCGCTTGCCCTACAAGCGGACGGCTGGCGCCTTCGCCAAGACATCATTTGGGCTAAGCCGAACCCGATGCCTGAAAGCGTGACAGACCGTTGCACGAAAGCGCACGAGTACATCTTCCTTCTCTCGAAGTCCCCGCGGTACTACTTCGACACTGCTTCCATGCAGGAACCCGCGTCGCGTGGCTCCGCTGGCAGCGAGTTCCACACTGGAAAGACAGGCGCACATCAACTAGGCAGAGCCTCGATGAAGCCTCGCATTTCTGGCAACAAGAGTCATAAGTACGTCAACGCGTACGACGCGTCGGCCACGGAAGAACATCGGACAAAGGCGGGGCTTCTCAAGGTAGCTAACGTCCCTTGGCTTACTCGAAATCGCCGCTCGGTTTGGTCGGTCGCCTCGCGGCCGTACAAAGGCGCGCACTTCGCCACGTACCCACCGGATTTGATTCGTCCGTGCATTCTCGCTGGTGCTCCGCGTGATGGCGTCGTAATCGATCCCTTCATGGGAAGCGGCACGACCGGCCAAGTTGCGCGCGAAGAAGGTCGTTCCTTCATCGGGATTGAGTTGAACCCCGATTACTTGCGACTCGCAGAACAGCGCATCGGCGTTGCATCCCCGCTGCCTCCGCGTTCGTCATTGCCTTCGTCTCCAAACTTTGAGCCCCACATCCAAGTCGTTCCGTATCAAATACCTCTCCTCGACGCCGCGTAACGCATTGACGCGCGTTTCGACGCGCCCCCACCTTTGGGGCTAGAGGCCGACGCCGCCTCGCCCCTTCACACCTGACGCATTCCGCGTCAGCCCACCTCACCACGCCCAAAAGGAGTGCCTACGATGCGTACCTTCGACATCGACGGGACGAAGTATGTCCAGATCAATGGCAAGTCGTTCTACCTGATCCGTGGCTACCGCGTTCGCTACGACAAGTGGGCGATGGTGCAAGTTTTCGGGACGGCACCGCTCACGAAAGATGATCTCCCTGAAAAGAACTGGGAACTGATCGTCGCAAAGGACGGCAACCGCCGCGTCTTCACCGCATGGAAGCCTGCGTACTTCGATGGCACGAACGACAAGCGCTTCTTCGTCGGCGCGACGAAAGAGGCGGGGTTGCGTCTGCTCTTTGAAGCCCACGGCATCCCCGCACCCGACATTGACCGGGCGATCCGCGCACTCTCCCACGAGTACCCGTCGTATCACTCGGCCGGCATCGACAAAACGGAAGACGACGGCAACTCCAGCGTCCCCGCCTACGCGCTCGACCGCCCAGCAGCCCTCACGTACTGGCTCCGCGATCTACAGAAGGAGAACGCATGACAGACCTTGCGCCTGATCTCGCGTTCTCTGGACGCGACTCGAATCACAACCTCGGCTTTCGTCGCTGGAACGCCAGCAGTCACGCGAGCTATTACACGAGCACCACGATCTGCCAGGTCATCGCGGACGCGGTGCTCGGGCATGTCACGCAGCCGCATCGCGGCTACAACGGCAACGGCCGCGCGACAGTGACGACACCCGCCGATCTCGTCGTCTTCGACCCGACGTGTGGCTCCGGCCGCCTGCTCTTGCCGTTCCGCGCGTCCGGCGCGCAGGTGCTCGGCGTCGAGATGGACGAAGACTCGGCGGCGGTTGCGAAACGCAACCTACTCTCGAAGAACGTCCGCGTCGGCGATCTCCTCTTGTACCGGAAGATCCTCAAGGGTCTGCCGTACGACGAGGGGGCGAACGTCATCGTCACGAATCCGCCCTTTGGCATCTGGTGGAACGTCCCCACCACCGAAGGCTGGGAGACAGTGAACCAGCACGGCTCCGTGGAGTCTCAAGCGTTCACGCTCGAACTCTGCGCGCGTGCGCTCACGCAGAACGGTCTGCTCGTTGCCATCATCCCGTCCTCGACGTTCGAGAACGGGAAAGATGCCGCGCTGCGGACCACGCTCTATAAGCAGTTCGACCTCCGCGCGCGCATCACGGTCGCCCACGCGTTTACCGAGGAATACGGCATCGACGTCTCCGTCGATCTCGTCGTCGCCACGAAAGCGGGACACCGCGAGTACGGGCGGGAGAGCCGCGAGCCGACGCTTCACGCGCTGGACGCGCTCACACACAACTTCTCTGACCGCTTGGGGGTCGTCATCAGTGACGCGATGCCGGACTACGGTGTTCCGCTCGTCACCGCGCTCGATCTGCCGCAAGTGAATCTCTTGGTCAGACTGCCGCAGACGAACGCCGTCACGCTGTCCGAGAAGGGCATCACCGCTGACCTCTCGGCTAAGGCGATGCTCGACTTCCTGAACGCCACCGTGCAGGTGTATTCACCCGTGCAAGGCGTCCGGGTCGGAGTTATCGATGCGTATTGTTCACCACCCGCGCTCATCAAGCGCGGAGCGGATGAAGCGCTCGCGGCACTCTCGAATCTCGGGTTTGAACCGGCCATCACGGAACGAGCGAAGGAGAAGATCGCGCGGCAACAGAAACGCTACACGCGTCTCTCGATCCCGCTCTACCGCCCGAAGCCGCATCAGCTCATCGGCTACTTCGACGACAAGCCGTACCCCGCAATCGCGGATGTCTCCATGGGTGTGCGCGCCACCGACACCGGCGTTGCCCTGATGCCGGGCGCCGAAGCATCCGTGCTCTGGCGCGAAGGCGTCTCGTATCGCATTCACCCGACGTGGATTCGCAAACGCGAGACCGCTGCGGAGGAGACGGTACGGAACGAATCGAAAGACCGTGACGAGCGGGTGATTACCCAGATCGACCGCGGCTACCTTCTCCTGCAGGTGGAAACGGACGCGGGCCTGCTCGATGTCGCGGAAGTCGATGAAACCGCCGTCTCGCTGTTCCTGCGCGCCTTCGCGCTCCCCGTCATCGAGGACGTAGATGACTTGCTCGCCGAGGAAGTAGAACGCAACCGCGACCTGCTCTCGCGACAAGCGCCGCATCTGTTCGACTACCAGAACGAAGACGGCGCGCGTCTCATCACGAAACCGCGCGCCTACATCGCTTGGGAAGTCGGGGGAGGCAAGACACCTGTTTCTACCGCCGTCGCCAAAGCCCGGCAGTACCAACGCACCCTCGTCATCTGCGAGTCACGTCTCGTGGAAAAGTGGCTCGAAGCCTGTCAGCAATTCGGCGTGGTCGGGCATCGGCTCGACACACACCGTGCCGTTTCAGACCTGCGTGAGCAGATTCGCTCCGGCTCGAAGCCAACGGGGTTCTGGATCACCAGCTATGAGTTCCTCGCGCTCGATGGCAGCAAGACGTTCGAGCCGTGGGACTGCGTGAAGTTCGATAAAGACGGTGCCGTACGTCACGAAGCGACGGGCATCACATCCGAAACCTGCGAGTGCGGCACCGAATATGAAGTCGCTGTCCGTTCCTGTCCAAAGTGCGAAGACGCGGAACAGTGGACGGGCCACGTCTGCCACGCCTGCGGCTTTGTGGCCTACAGCTACGACGGCGCACGCCGCCAGCGGCCGGCCTACAAATCCTTGTCCAAGCTCTTCTCGTGCGTCATCGCGGACGAGGCGCAAGTCGCCAAGTCCAAACTCTCGCTGCGAGGACAAGCCCTCCGCTCGTTCAAGTCCAAGGGTCGGTACGTCCTATCAGCCACGTTGTTCAAGGGTTACGTCACCGACGTGTTCTGGACGATCTCCTGGCTGCTCGGTTGGGATAACCCGCTGTTCCCGTACAGCTACAAAGGAGGATCAAAACGCTTTCTCGATTGCTACGCCACGTTCAAGTTCGTCACGCGCGAGTACGAGGAAACCTTGCACGTCGGCAAGGCATTGATGCTCCCCGAAGTCTCAAGCCTCAACCTCTTCTCTCGGATGATGGCGCCATTCATGGTTCGGCGCGTGGACGGCGAGATGGCAACGCTCCCGACGAAGCACCCGCCCCAGATCGCTCGCTGTGGGATGTTCTCGGATCAGGCGCAGCTTTACGCCGCCTACGAATCATGGTCAACGGATCGCATCAACCGCGAGCTCGCGCAGCATCAGAACGAAGACGTGAACATGGGCGTGATCTCACAGTGCTTGTGGTCACTCCGTTTCGCTGCTTCCGATCCCACGGCGCGAGAACATCTTGTCCGCGACCATCCCGAATGTCCGCAGATCGCGTTGCCGAGCGGCGCGACAACCGCAAAGATCGAGGAGACGTTGCGGCTCATCCGCGACATCCGATCTCGCGGCGACAAGGTGATCGTCACCTCGCCCCTTCGACCACTCCTCGCAGCGGTGGGTATTCGCCTCAAACGTGAGCGCATCGGCTTTACGCAGGTTACCGCTGGCGTGTCCATGAAGAAGCGCCACGAGCTGATTAAGGAGTTCAACCGCGACGAGACTCCGGTGCTCCTCGCGAGCATGGGAGCCATCGCGCGCGGGCTGGACATCATCGGCGCGAACCACATCATCGTGCTCGCGCTCGAGTGGTCGCCGGAGATTCTCAAACAGGTCTGCGGTCGCATCCACCGCCCCGGCCAGGTAAAGGAGTGCTACGAGTACATCCTGCTCTCGGGCGGCACGATTGATGAGGACATGCATAACCTATGCGGCGCGAAGTTCCAAGCGCTCCGAGAAGCCATCGACGGCACGGCGCGGTACGCCACCGTCGCAGACATCTTGGAACGCGCGACGAACGCCGCCCAACTCGAAGTCGCAAGGCGCATCACGAAGAAGCCCCGCGCCGTCTACGTTCCCGGGTCCGTTCTCCCGGTTGCCCTAGTCGTCGATCCCGAGCCGGCCATCATCCCGGTTCCGATCACGGCCGCAGCACAAATCTCATTGTTCTAACCGTTCCTGTTGAGGGGCGTTGGCTTTCCGGCCTTCGCCCCTCTTTGTTCTGTCCCGAACGGCGGTTCACCTTGCCTGACTTTTGCAGTATTCTTTTCTTAGCTGCCAAATATGGCATGGGTCGGCTGCGAGTGGCCGACAGTAGCGACCGACACTCAATCGTCTTGATGAGAAAAGGGAGTCGCTAGGACGCGTCGGAGGTCAGGCAGCCAGCGACCCACGACGCAACAGGTAGCTCATTGAACACGCCACCCGCCCGACGGGAACATCCAGCGCGACGCCCCTCCGTTAGCGAGCCCGCGTCACAGGCGTCTGACCCGCGGCTTACGGGCCTGTTCATGTAAGTAGAACCCCTGGTCTGCTCATCACTCGCCAATTCATCTCCGAGTCTTCGGCTCGGTAGGACATTGGAGCGGATCATGGCAGAACCGACGCGGACGCACCCGTTCAACCTCCTTCGGAGTGCTGTCCATCTCATCGAACGCGCGGGAGCCACGCTCTTCCTGCTCGTCGCGATCTACTGCGGCCTGACAGAAGCTGTTGCATTCACCGCCACGGTCGCAACCCACGCGCTCCGCTTCGCCCGAGAGCGCACCCACCATGCCGCGCAAGCCGTGGCCGGACTCACCGAGGAACTGCGAGCATGGCGTCCCTGACCGTTCGGAATAAACACTCGCCATTGCCCATTCCGATTTGCAGGTCGGTCGCGTGTAGTGGGTTGCGACTGACCGAGACGACGGTTGTGCTCTGGTACGCCGGAAACCAACCATCATCGTCTCGGATCGTGCGGCTACTGCTACGGTGGGATGCCGCGAGATGCATGGCTACTGGCAACCCCCTCGGGGGCGGCGCAGCTCTCTCGGGGGCAGGAAGGCGCCAGCTAAGGGCGATCGGTTCGCCGATTCCATCTTGATCCGCTCGTACCCACCAACTTCCGGACGGGTCTCTTATCCGTGCCGGTCTTTGGAGCGGAGCTATGGACACGGCGCAGATCGACACCACCATTACCTTCCTTACAGCGGTCGCTCATGCCCTTGAGTACGCGGGAGCGGCAACCTTCCTCATCGTCGCTGGGTACTGCGCCGAGATGCACGCGCTCGCACTCTTCTTCGTTCTTTTGTGTGCCGTGCTGAAGTTCGCGCGCCGGTGCACCGTACATATGCTCAAACACCTGCGGGCCGTCCTTGAGGAACTCCACAAATGGCCTTCCGATCTCCACGCGGCCTTGCATGCACCGCAAGAGAAGCCACGAACGACCCCGGAGGCCCCGAACGGGTGAGTGTCTCGACACCATCAGAATGTTCATAACTCGTGGATATGTGGTCTTGTAGTACCCGCTGGAAGGCGTATTGTTAGGTTGTTCTTCACCCACGCCTCACGTGCCGCAACCCACCCTCGAAGTCATCACCACTCGCGCCACCATTCGCATCTACGCTCAGATGGAGTGCCCGCAAGGACACACCTTCCTGGCGGAGCCGGGCGATACCACAGGGATCAACTGCCCGAAGTGTGAGGAGAACCGCAAGGCCGTGCATCAGCAGAAGAAGCTCGCGTCCTCGAATACCTAACCACAAAGAACATGAAGTTCATCGCCTCCCTAACAGACGAAGGCTTGGTGAAGCGCATCGCAGAGTGCCGCGACAATACGAGGACGTCTGCCAACCGTGCGCGTACCGGAGAAATCGGCTGGATGATCGCGCAGGCTGACAACAGCTCGTACATCGAGGCGCTTGAGGAACAGGTGACACGTCTCCAACGGCAAGTTGCAACCCTGCGCCTTACAGAGTTGCCTATCGGCTGGGTGGCCGCGCCGAAGGAGTATTACTTGTCCGTACCAGCTAGTCTCTCCAATAGCTAACCACCAGCACACGTGGCTAACCTCGACAACGCGGCGGAGTTTCTAACGCCGTTGTCTGACGAATATATCAAGGCCACGTTCGGCAACGAGGCCGACTGGAAAGCACAGGTCTCGCATGACCTGTCAATGCCCGCGCCTCCGCCGACTCTCCTCACGTACAGACTTCTCGCGCGCATCGCGCAGCAGCGCCGTGAGATTCAGATTCTCCGCTCTCCACGTCTCCTATAACGCCTCGCATATCCATGCGGACTTTCAACACTCGCACCCGCGACGACGCGCTCGCCAATGCACGTGGCGTGGTAGGTGAGGCGCACGCCTACCTGCAAGCGTCTTCGCAAGCCCCGCGAGGCCACGGTGCTGCACTCCTTGTCGCACGCCTAAAACTCGTTCTGTTGGAATGCTTGGCCCTTGAGGGCGACGCTTTCACCCAAGGCCGAAAGCAGGGATGGAAGGACGCCGGTCTCTCCCTCGACGCGCAAGAGACGCTCGCTCGATCCATCACGCCACACATGCATGTCGCTGGACACGCCTGACGACGCCGATGGTGACCGCCTGCTTGATGGCCCGTCACGTGGCCCACTCACCGAAGAGGACATTCTGTGGGCCGTGGAACTAGCCGCATCAAACATCGAGCATCGCAGCATCGAACGGGCGATCCGCGCGGCAGCAACAGACGCAGACGCTATCGCCCTTGCGAGAGGCCGCTGCCGCTGGTGGGGAGGCACACGCGAGCGCGCTATCTTCGAGGGATCAACGAAGGGGCTTTGGCTTCGCTACGAGGATCGAGAGGGTGTGATTCCCTGGTCAGAAGTCGCGGCCCGCATCCGTGGAACCCATACTCCTCCGGCGAAACCTAGCGCCATACAAGTTCCCCTCTTTTAGCACCCTCCGCATGAAGCCCTATATCGCTACATATCCAGACGGCACGACCATGTATCTCACCAAAGACGAAGCGGTGACGGTCGTCAGTAATGCCCGCTCCGCTACCGAGCCGAAAGGGATGCAGCGTTCACATGCCGAAGCTCGCGGACTCCTCACGCTGTTCGACGAAGGGCTGGATGGTCTCTACTTCGAGAACGTGACGATCATACCGACGCGCCGCGCTGCCATCCGTGACGCAGTACTACTCATCGCATACCTCACAGGACTCACAGCGCTGGCATTCGAAAGCCCGAAGGCCGCCGCTGCGTTGCTTGCGTTTTCCTGCTTCCTCTTGCTCCTCAACGCGGGCCCTGCCAGCCGCGAGTAGGGTCGATCATGCGGCGCAGCCATACCTCTCGTGGTATTCTTCATCCAAGTTTGCAGGAACGGGCCGCTTGGTTTCGAGTTCCAGGCGACCTCCGCTTGCAACGCATGTTCGCCTAGGGTTCCCTCTCCTCGTCGTTGTTGCCCTTGGGATGTCCGCAGCCTCGCTCAACTCGTTAGGTTCTCAAACGGAGGACGGAGCGCATGCGCGAACATCCATGGCTTACCAAACTCATTGAACACGCGTTCGCTCATCCTCTGCCCGCAGCCATCCTCGCGCTCTTCTTCATCTTGACCCTCGGTCTCGGCGTCCTTCACGACCTCCGGATTCTCGGTGATTGCTTCGTCGTCTTGCTCGACCACATCAAAGATGAGCTGACCGCCGGCCGCCAGACGCTCCGTCGCATCAAGCGTTCATTCACAACCTGGGATCGCGCCCGACGCATCTCCCATGCCTTTGTACTTTTCCCCAAGCCTCGAGGCCGCAGAAGGAACATGCTGCGTAAGCGCTACTCGGCCGCGCGGTTGCGCCAATGGAGCCTTGTGAACTCCCGCACTTTTTCGTCTTCGATGTCGCGCGGAAGATCCGAGCGTTCATCAATGCCGACTTCAGCGCAGTAGTGGCTAGCAAGCTCCATCGCCGCACCGCGCAGACTCGCGATATGCGAGGAACAACCGACCTCGCCAGCGAGCGTCAGCATCCGCAGCGCCTTCTCGCCGCAGAGGAAGAAGACCTTGCAGGACGCGAGCGTGACGATCCATTCAACATGGCCGCATCCGGCTTCGCAATCGTACATATTGGTGTTTGGTAGGAAGTGACGACACTCTTACAGTACGCCGCGTCGCCTGCGCCTACAAGTCAACTATGCACGAGTTATCCACAAAAGCGACTCTTGACCTTGCGCTGTCCAGCAGCCGGGGTATCGTGAAGGTGTCACCTCCTAACCGCAACACTCGTGCCCCGGAACAAACAACCCCGTATTCTCGTCATTGATCGCAACCGATCTCTCATCGCCAAGGTTTCCAAGGCGCTCAAATACCTTCCTCTCGATGTCCCGGTTGAGACGAAAACCGGGGACATCTTCTCCTTCGAAGGCGTCATTGCTTCTGCGTCCAACCCCAATTTCACCATGGGCGGCGGCCTCGACGCACAGATCGCCCATCGCTATCCGGATGTATGTGCGCGGATTGACCGGGAAGCCGGTAATCAGCGTATCGACGACATCATCTTTACCGTCACCGTTGATGCATCGCTGCGCTCCTCGCGCCCGCTCGTTGCGGGCGCGCTCGCCTTCGCGCTCAAGAGCATCAACCCCGGCGAAACGCTCCTCCTTTCTGGACTTGGGACTGGTATCGGCGGCCTCGATGAAGACGACTTCGTATGGCTGCTCCTTGTCGCGCTTTGCGAATGGCAGGGCATCAGGTACGGCTTCAAGTACACCGACGCCAAGGGACAGAGCTTCGCCACTTCCCGCGACACCGGCAAACATGCCCTGTACCGTGTCGGGAAGGTCACGCAGGAGCCGGCCGCGGAGAAGGATGGCAGCGAGTGTGGCACTGGTCTCCACCTCGGACACACCCTCGCCGGCGCCGGGAACTACAACGTTCCCGATCGCGTGTTCTTTTGCACCTACGAACAAGAAGACCGCTGCGGCATGGGCGACGATAAGGTGCGCGTCTCACGGCTCCGCACCGTTGCCGAGCTTCCCGTCTCTGTCGCGTGGGGGCCGCGCGGCAAGCAACTGCTCGCAAGCACCGATTCCTATAAGGCCGACCATCGGCTGATCGTTCACGCGACCGATCTACCCACGGCCAGCGAACTCGGGAGCAAACTCGGGAGCGAACTCGGGAGCAAACTCGGGAGCGAACTCTGGAGCAAACTCCGGAGCAAACTCCGGAGCGAACTCCGGAGCGAACTCCGGAGCGAACTCGGGAGCGAACTCGGGAGCGAACTCTGGAGCAAACTCCGGAGCAAACTCTGGAGCAAACTCCGGAGCAAACTCCGGAGCAAACTCTGGAGCAAACTCCGGAGCAAACTCCGGAGCGAACTCTGTTACCAGTACGACTGGCAGACCGACTGCTTGTTCTACCTCGAAATCGCAAAGGTCGCTGGAATCGAAGTCGCGCACTGGTACGCCGACTTCGCCAAGCTCGGCGTCCTCGTGTTCTTCGTTGATGACCGCGTGCTGTTCTACGGCCGCGACGCGAAGTTCCTCGGCGAGTCCCCGCTGTCGCAACTCCTCGATTCAAAGCAAGCCATATAGCCACCGCGTTTCATGGACTACTACAAACAGGTTTACGAACGCGACAACCCTCCCACAGCTACGGGCGGGTGGATTCAGTGGAAAGGCACCGATGTCTGTATGGATGTCCACTGCGTCTGCGGACATCATTCACACATCGACGCAGCCTTCTTTTACAACTTTGAGTGTGTTGCTTGCCACCGTAAGTACGCCGTCGGCCAGAACGTCAAGCTCATTGAACTGACACCAGCGGAGACATCCGAAGCCGGACACCGGTTCATCTTGGATGACGATGATATAGAAACGCCAGAGTAGTGGCTCGCCGTACCCCCAAAACAGACTTCGACCGGGAGACGTGGCTCGAGCAGAAGCAAGCGAAGCTCCGCGCCGCTCACGACATGCTAGAACGGGGCGTCGAATCGTTCCGCGACTCCGAGCAGTACCGCGCCTATCTGACATTCCTTGCGCAGCACACCCGAGCTTTTAGTTTCAAGAACACGCTCCTCATCTACTCACAGATGCCGAGTGCATCCCTCGTCATGGGATTCCGGCAATGGCAACAGCACAACCGCTCCGTAAAGAAGGGTGAGCACGGCCTGATGATTCTTGTCCCGAGCACGTACAAGAAGGGCAAGAACGCCGCCCAGGAAGAAACCACAGACGACACACCCGAGGAGAGTGGCGTCCGCTTCATCACCGGCTACGTCTTCGATGTCAGCCAAACCGAGGGCGATCCCGTCCCCGAGATCATCCACGAGCTACGCGGCACCTCCGAGGAGATTCAAGAACTGCGCGCCACGATCACCCGCGTCCTCGGGAGCGACGGCTATGAAGTCGGCGAAGAGCATCTTGTCGGCCGGCACTACGGCTACGTCTCGAAGGAGACCGGCAAGGTCGTCACCCGTGAAGGCGTGGACGACTTGCAAGCCGTGAAGACCCTTATCCACGAGAAGGCACACGTCGCCATGCACGTGGGGATCCCAACCGACGAGATCCCGAAGGAGCAACGCGAGCTAGAAGCGGAGTCCGTGGCCTTCGTCGTTCTGAACTACTACGGCCTGGACACCTCGGAATACACGTTTCCGTACGTATCGTCGTGGTCGGACGGCGACACGAAGAAGATTGCCGCTTCCGCTGACCGCATTCACCACGCAGCATCCTCGATCATTGACGCGATGGAACTACAGAGCACGACGCGCGAAGCGCTTGCATCAACCGTCGAATGATTTTCTGCCGAAGCTCGCCGCTTCAGCTTACTTCGCCATAATCGCCGCGTCCGGTGGCTTTCGAGTGCGGTCAACAATCAATGCTTGCAACTCTTCCTCAAGGATACGTTTGTAGAGTTGCTGTGCTTCGACGTGCGAGATTCTCTTCGCGCGCAGCTCGGAACGCACGAGCTTCAATCTCGTCTCCGCCGTCTTTGGAAGCGCATCTCCACGGATGAATCGCGGAAGGTTGAACAGGAACATGCCGGCGACAAGAAAAAGCATCGGATGCGCGGCGTTCAGATCGACTACGTGCTGCTGTGCCAGCGCGGGATGGAACACTCGCGTGAGCATGAGGATCGTCGCACCGAATGAGATGCCCATTGACGATGCGCGCCGGTCGTCCAGAAAGAGGTAATCGATCGCACGGCCGAGCAGCGATGTCAGCGCTTCGGCACTCACGGGGTGACCTCCGCTTCTCCGGGCGCTGCCCACAGCTTCGACTGTTCTTTGCGCTCCCCGATCTCGAACGCTGGCAGCAGTCCGCCACCGTCAAAGAAGTCTGTCGGCCGGGGGTGCTGCGAAGCGAAACGGAGCAATTCTCGCACTTCGTGTTCGCTACTCCCAAAATACCCACGCTCGATCCGCCAGCGCAACATTCCTTGTCGCGCATGCGCGACAAGGATCAACGCGCCAACACCACACGCCACCACGGTTAAGCTCCGATCACGCCAGAGAAGCCCAGCGAGCGTGAGCCCGAGCAGGACGCTTGAGAGCAGGAAAATGAGCCTGGAGACACTCGCTTCAAACTCCTCGGCCATCACCATTGCGAGCGTCGGTGCTTTCGTTCGTGGCTTCGGCTTATGCGCCGTTCGTGAAGCCTTTACGAACAAGTGCGCCAGCTTCTCCGCCAGCGCATTGCCTCGTCGAACGTATGCCGTCCACTCGTAGGCAAAGCTCGTGAGCCCGGCAAGGATGAATCCGACTTGCATATGCCCTAAGATGGACGTACCGAATCCCTGCAACCACGCGACCCTACCCATCTTAAGCATTTGCAATAACAGGATCGCCAAGGCGAGCGGCATCGCCATCTTCCACAGTGTCCAGCTCAACACGCGCCCTGTCGCCGTGCGTTCGCGTTCTTCCTTCACTTCCATACTCGTCTCTCCCAGCCGTCGCCCCGAGAATGGGCGCACCGTTTTCTGTTTCGTCCACAGCCCGCCCCTGCCATTGTCCACGCCGACACGCAGGTCACGAGTCCGATTCGGCGCATCTGCCGTTCAATTCAAGGAGTGACGCGGCGCGCCGCTTCCCTACCTACGCTTCCTGACCCGTACGCCGAACAACCCCGCCACATGGCGGGGCCTCGGTCATACAGACAGCTCGTTCACTCCGTCGGAGCGCCGAGTTGATACTGCCGCTCGACATGGGCGGCTCCGGCGACATCGAGCAGCGCGACCTGCGACTCCGCATGCCGCTTCTTCGGCGGCGTCTGCACGTGCAACATCGCGACCGAGCCATCAGGCGCGAGATCGAGCGCGAGCGTCACGGGACTCTCCGTCAGCGCGCAGGCGTGATCGGCGGTCGTCTTCCAGCGGCGTTCCTTCGGCGTGAAGTGCTCGTCCCCGTCCTCGTCGATGTAGAGGACGCACGCCTCGTCGCGGTAGCTGTAGGCCATCGAGCCGTCCGCCTGGCGTTCCGCCTGCACCATCTCATGCGCCGTGACAATCCAGCGATGAGCCCCCCCTACTTCGCGCGCGACGACGTACAGGATGTGATGCACCGGGTCTTCCGCATGCCCATGGACGACCCAGAACGGCTCGATGCGTTCGGCTGCGTACACGACAGGCAAGAAAACGAGGACAGCAAGGCACAGCATCAGCAGCTTCTTCATGGCGACGGCTCCTTTCCGAGTTATGAGGGAACACGTGTCCCTGTATGTCCTCGGCCTACGCCGCGCCGTCGAAGCTCGTCAAAGGGAGATCGTTCGTCCCTGACGGCATACACTCATGGGTTTCTTATGCCCTTGCAATGTGTCTGCGAGCGGGTATTGTGCATCTGACACTGACTTCGCCACACATGCCACCGAAGAAGAAACCGCATCCGAAGCGCGCACCGGTTGAGCAAGCCGTACAGCAAGCGCTTAACGCCGGACTTCGAGATATTGCAGAGGGGCGTCTCTTCACGCTGGAAGGTGGCGCGGCTCTGAAACGACCGAAAAGGAAGAACCACATCCCCAAACAACCCCGGATTGTCTATTCCGCTGGTAAGCTGCCGGACGCAACATCTTCGACAATCTTCACCAGCCAGCTTTCTTCGTATACATGGCCTGATACCCGCCGTCCGTTCACCGTCTCGGATGTCTTACCTACCTACGAGCCGTTGCTGACCTTCTCGACCGCTCTCCTTTGGGCAGCATGGGCCGGCTTCACGCTCCTCTGCCTCTTCTCCTTGGCTGCGCTCATCTCTGGATAAGTGGCGGATATTGCTTCCTAATCAACCATCGACTTGAACCTGCGCGAGATCGATCCTCCCGATTTCCAATTCGGCCTCATGCGCCAATGTCTCGACGATCCCGCAATCTCGGAGACAATCGACGTCCTCGCGTTGATCGGCGACGAATCCGTTGTTGAAGTTCATATCGAACAGGACGGCGAGCGCACGACGCAGAGCTGGTTCTTCCTGGCCGTACCCTCCTCGAAGCTCCCGTGAACCGTTTTGCTTCCTACATCATCGATGACACGATTCATTGGCTTGATCCCGCCGAACTGAAGCCGGCCGCGGATAACCCGCGTGTCCGATTGAAGACTGCATATCCCGGAGCCTTCGCCGCGCTCAGGGAGAGCATCAAGCGCGGAGACTTCAAGGCGATCCTCGTTGAGAAGAGTACATGCGAGATCGTCGGCGGCTGCCAGCGCCACGATGTCTATACGGATCTGAAGAGCAAGTGTCCTGTGATCTATCTCCGCGACCTCACGCCAGAGGAGAAAACCCGCATCCGGATTGCTGACAATGGCACCTTCGGCGCTTGGGACTTGCCGCAACTCTCAATCCAGATCGACACACTTCCGAAGGATGATCTTCCACTTCTCGGCTTGGACGCACTGACGCTCGACCTCGTTGCGCCGAATGACCAGAACGCGCAAGACGACCATCGAGATGATGAAAGCCAGACGTGGGCGACCCTGAAGTTCAAGATGGCAAAGGAAGCGGCCGAGATCGTTGACGACATCATCGGCGGCTTCTGTAAACGCGAACGGTGCAAGCCAGGGACTGCCCTTGAACGCATCGTTGTGGAGTGGGGCCAGTCGGACAACTCGCTTGCGGCGTAGCTCATTACTGCGGCGTACAAGGAACCGCGCCGGCGCTGTCCGAATCGGCGTGAAGCGGACACCACAACCGCGACTGCGTGAAGTTCACAAGGTTCAGCGGCGCTTGCACCTTCTGATACCCTTTGAGGGTGATCTTGTAGATGTAACGACCCCGGAAAATATCAGCCAAAGTCACGTTCGTTCCAACAGATGTACAGTCCGTAGGAACGAACTCGCGACAGAGTTCAAATGTCGCGCCCTTGGGCGCCGTGATGACGGTGATAGTGATACGGGAGGCGCTGCTCTTCGCCTGATCGAGAATCGAGAGAATGTCGTTCACGTAACTCTGGACAGCCTCGGGTGCAACGAGCCCGCCCTCCTGAATCGGCATCTGGTTGTTTCGGGTGCGCGAATCCACTTGGCTTTGTACAAAGGCCGCGACATCCTTCATCTGGGGGTCTTCCTTCCATTCCAGGCTGTCGAGCCGTCGATGTAAATCCTCGCCGGTACTTTCTACCCAGTCGTTTGCCACATTCGCCCGCACGCCTTTCACGACTCTCGGCGGAAAGCTCGTGAACGTGGCCTCGATGGGCAGCATACGTCCCTCAAGAACCTTCGCGCGGAAGGGTGCCAACTGCGCCTGAAGCTGTGCTTCTTGCGCGTCGGCGATTGCGCGTGACACCGGTGGCGCTTCGTCAGCCGCCCGAACGGTCTCCGGTACCTTCGTCACACCCCGCGTCGCCTTCGTTACGGTTGCGGCTGTGGAAGCAGCCACCGGTTGCGCCGCGCTCGCACACCCAGCGAGAGCGAGCATCGCTACGGCGAGGAGGTTCTTCATGGCTGCTGACCCTCCGTCGTGACTTGCTGGCCCTGCTGCTGGTGTTTTCGACGGGCAACCACGATCCCTACCATCAGGCCGAAGCAGGCCATGAACGCCAAATACGCCGCTTCCACACCAAGTTCCGCGTTTTCCAAGCAGCTGTCACCGAAGAACGATCGGATGTACGAAGGGTTGAATGTCAGCCGCTCGATGCACTCGGACTTCCCCACGCCGACGCACGGTGTCTTTTGCGGCACGGATAGACAGACGAGAAAAGTCACCCGCGTTCCTGGCGTGGTCTCGATGGGGACGACGAGCTTTGTCCGGACGACGACAAGCCCGATGAAGGCGGCGACTGTGAACGCTAGCGCAAACGCGAACAGCTTGTCCGTGTTTCCTTTGCGATCCGCGTAATACTGCACCACCACCGCGACTACACCCATGAGCGCAGATGAGAGCGGGATGAGTGTCGGCCGGAGTTCGTTCGGAATGATGTCGAGGAGAGGCGAAAACAGCGGTACGCCGACCTTACCAAGCCACACAGCGAGACCGATGCCGACAGCGGCGCCGAAGCCAACAACGTAGTACACCCAATCCTTGATGAGCTGCGTCGGTAGTTCTGGCTTGGTGACGGTCGGTGCGGCGGATGGCCCAGATACTGGGGTCGGTGGCTCGGTTGTCATCATGGCGGCGTAGACTCTCTCTTCTGTAGGAGTGCCAAAGCCGCGCATTTCCCTACCCGTCTACTCTCGCCAACGCGCCTCCCCTGTGCTAGACAGGAGAGGAACTTCCACTTCGCCGCATGTGACTCCGATTGAACGCGCCCAGCAGTCCATCCCCGGCATCAAAGCCGCTGGCCACGATCTCAAAGCGCATGTGGACGCGGCCGATGACCCGCTCGCCTGCGTCGCCACGCTGAGATGTACAGCCTGCGACGCCATCGCCAGCTACCGGAGTGACCGCCGGTGGATCATCACGTCCAACAACCTGATCGACAGCGTACCGTTCATCTTGGCGCAAGGAGAACACCACCTGCTCGCCCCGTGCGGCGCTCCCAAAGAAGCCGCATAGCATCTGCCAATACCTGCCGAGAATGTCACGTCGTCCACGCACGAAGAAACACCGCATCGTGAAGCGCTCCAAGGCCGCAACGTCTGTCTCGGTGAAGCTCGGCGACCAGGACAAGACCATCGAACGCCGACGCTACCTCCTCCAACTCATACGCCGCGGGATCACACAGCCGGACAAGGTGGTGGAGATGTACGCCAAACAGGGCTACGACATCTCCGAGCGCACGATCCGCGATGACCGGAAAGCGGTGCGGGAAGCGCTTCGAGCCGACGCCTCGATCGATGTTGAAGATACGCGGCTCGAACTCTCTGAACAGCTCGACGACCTCGCCCTGCAATTCCAGCAGATTTCGCAGCAAGCCCTCGCACCCGTGGAGAAGAAGAGCTACCACGCCGCCGTTCAAGCCCTCGGACAAAAGAAGGATGTCATCGTCGCAAAGGCCAAGCTCACCGGGGCATGGGTGGAGAAGCAAGAGGTCACGGGCGCCGTGACGAACATGAACTTGAATACCGAAGCCACGCCGGAAGAGATGAAGGCGTTCGTCGCTGCACTTAAGCAGGCCGGGTTCGATGGCGCATCAGTTGTGGAAGCCATACGCGACGCGGCGTGAAGGAACACGAGCACACAGAGCGATGCTGGTGTCGGCCCGCCATTTGGGTTATCCGAGACAACGCGGACGACATCATCGGCATTGTGACTGCCCACAACGTCGATGAGACCGTTCCCGTCCCCGTGCAACTTGATTCCGCGCAAGCGAACGAACAGGACACGCGCGAACACTATTGGACGTGCCGCTGCCGGCGTTGTTACCCGGAAGCTGCGTAGCCCAGACGACTACTCTTCGTCCAAGAACTCGATCTTGATGACCGGGTGCAGTTCGATGAAGTTTGGTGCCGCATTGGTGACCTTGTGCGGCGAGTCGAAGAACCCCACACCGGTGACACGCACGCGCTCGTTCACGACCTTCTTCGACTTCCGGACCCTCCCGTTCGTCTGCTTGAAGTGATCGTCGAACGCCTCCCGGACAGCGTGAATCTCGTCATGGAAGCGCGCCGAACTCGCCACGCAGCGTGGATCGGCGATCTCGGCGACCATGAACTTGCCGCGTGCCTTGAGCACGAGATGACGGTCTTGATCTGCCTCGGTGAAGAACGTCACCAGCACAGCATCCAGAACGTAGATCGTCTCCTCTGTCCCGCTCGTCCGCGGACTCTTGCGCTTCAAGTCCGCAGGACGATCCAGCGCGCGGAGCTGCGCGACGGTCGTGTCGATGTGCTTCTTCTTGATGTTCTCTGCGTCGTCGTCCGCCGTTGTTTTCACGTCCCATCGCTGCTTTCCGACGCATTCCGGGTAGGCCGAAAACGCGAGTAGCACGCTAACAAGCGCCAGTACGAACCTCTGCATGTGATCCTCCACTGGGCTGCTGGCTGTTGCGCTCATCGTCGCACGGTTCCTGGCATGCTCCCGCTCGTTTTCCGCATCTGGACGCCGCGACACGTGCTCTGGTACACACACGTCGGATGGCCACGGACCTCGGGTTACTCAAGAAAGACGCAGAGGTGCTTCTCCGCGCCCGAGGAGTATTCGACGTCGATCACTACGGCTGGCTGAACCTCGAGGAGATCGATCCCGAGTTCGTCGGCTACGTCATGTGGGTGCAAAACCCGCCCTATGACCACGACTTCATGGGCTGGCAGGACGACATCCCTCCGAAGCGCGCGCCAACGGCACAAGAGCAGCGCTTGATGGAGCTCGGCAGCGACTTCTTCGGCCTCATGAAGACTTCCCGGCACTTCGTCGGCCAGATGCTCCTCTATCAGCCGCACGTGCCGTGGCTCCGGGTCGAGCCCACCGAGTTTGACTTCAGCGAATTCGCGGCGCTCGTCGCCCTGACCGCTGCCGCGGATCGCCTCCGGGACTTTCTCATCACCGCTGTCCTTGGGCAGAAAAGTGAGCAAAAAGGTGAACTGAACGCATCGTACGATCTGCTTCTGGATGCCGGCCTCGACACGGAGGTTGCGCAGCTCCGAACTGGATTCACGGCTGCGCGCAAAGGTCGGGAGGCAAGGCACGTCGCGGCGCATGGGTTAGCCACCCAGCCGGCCCACGTCCAGCGTGATCTCATCGGTCGCGATCGGGCAGCCTATGAAGCGCAGTCGTGGGGGAAGCCAGAGGGCGAGAGCTACGAAGCAATGATCCGGAGCGGGAAGCTCCAAGAGGATGAGGAAAAGGCGAAGATCAACGCTCGAACGGCGCTCGTCTGTGAAACCTACATCGCGCTGGTGAAGCTCGGGGAAGTCGTTTTTCGCACCGAATACATGCTCCGGCAGCGTCGAGATGAAACGGGCGACTGACATCTTTCCGGAACGATCCGGGCTACACTAGCTTCACAACTAATGGCCAATCACGCGAAGCCGGCGGTGCCGGCCGCACCAGTGCTGCCAGCCCTACCGATCCCGTTCGGTGCGTTTCTTCGAAAGCTGGGCGACCGCTGTCTACGGGCGTTCGCGGAGTGGGTCGCGCACGCCATCCTTCTGTTTGGGATCTTCGCCGTGATCCAAGCCTTCCATTGGGGCCTCACGCACATCCTCGGTGTTCCGCAGAACAAGGTGTTCTTTCACCTCGTCGAGATGGAAGTCCTCTTCGACGGCGCGGACTTCGCCCTCCTCGTGGGCGTCGGTGTTGTCGGGGTCACTGCCGTCGTTCGCGCGTACCTCGGGAAGCACGGCGTATGAACCTCAGCGCAATTCAAATTGTCCGTCCAATCCCTGAGGACCGAAACCCGGTGGTTGTCGTGGCGTGGCGGATGGGTCGCCTCGCCTCTGTCTACCTCCTTGTAGCGACGACAGGTGCAGCGCTCGCCTTCATTCTCCCGCTCATCCGCTACCGCTCGTTCCTGCTCTCAGCGGCCGGAGGCACGGCTGGGCTATTTGCTGCGTATGCGGTGGTGACGGGCATCGTCGCGTACATCCAGTCGGCCGAGGCAAGCCGAGCGGCTCGACTCCACGAAGCACTGACCAAGCGGATCGAAGACATGGACACCGGTCTCTGGGAGTCCGATGGCGGCCGCATCGACGTGAAGCGCACGGTGATACGCCAAACGCGCTGGCTCTACGTTCTGCACTGGGTCCAAGGGCTGGGCGCACTCGCCTTCTCGCCAATCCTCGTGTTCCTGACGAGACTGCCGTTCGAGTTTCGCTGCGGCCTCGGGGTGGGGTTGGTCGTCGGTGGAACCCTGCTCGCCATCGCTCGCTTCGTGTTCCATATTGATCTACCGAAAGGCCCTAATCCCACGCGCGGCTGACCGCTCCGGCGCGTTGACCGCTCCCGTAAGCCATAGGCAGCGTAAGGGCAGCATTCACATTCGCCCCATACGTTCGTACCGAGGCTAGCGCGGAAGATTGCCCGCAATTCTCTTGCGGTCTTCGGCGCGTACTACTTCCCACACTACATCTCTGGCCCGATTCCGGACTTCCACCTGGAGATCATCAAGGAACTCCAAGGCGGCAATGGGCATCTCGTCGTCTACTGGCCGCGCGACCACGCGAAGACCACGTGGGTGTCGCTGATCTATCCACTCTGGAATCACGTCACAGCTAGGAAGCGCTACCAGATCCTCTTCTCCGAAACCGACAAGCAGGCCACGAAGATCTTGCGCAACATCCGCCGTGCGGCCACCAATAAGAACGGCCGATATGCGCGACTTCTCCGTGACTTCGGCCAAGAACTCAAGATCGAGACGGACAACGGGCACGAACTAGTCTTCGCCTCCGGTGGCCAGATTTCCTGTTCGTCGCACGGCTCCTCTGACCGTGGGTCTCGTGACGAGGAACAGCGTCCTGATCTCGTTCTCGGCGACGACATTGAGAACCTGAAGACCATCGCCACCACCGACCTGCGCGACAACACGCAAGAGTGGTGGGAAGCCGAGATCTTCCCGATGCGCGATCCGCACGTCGGACGCGTGATCTGGGTCGGAACGATGCTGCACGAAGACGCAGCGATGGCGCGCGTGGCCGCGTCTGGCGGCTACCAGGTCATCAAGAAGCAAGCGATTATCCGCGAGCCCACCAACCAAGCCCTCTGGGAGGAGTGCGCCGTCGTCTGGGCCCGAGCGCAGAACGACGGGGGCGTGGGTGTGGACGCCTCGCGCGCATTCTACGAAGCGCATCGGGATGCGATGGATACGGGTGCGGTGGTGCTGTGGCCGGCGCGCCACGACTACTTCGATCTCTGGAGCACCCGTCGCCTGATCGGATCGACACGGTTCGCGACCGAGTTCCAGAGCGAGCCGGTTGCATCGGGCAACCAGATTGTCACGCCCACGCAGATCCACGACTTCCGGCTGGAGACCGTGGTCGAAGATGGCAAAACAGAGACGTACCTCATCGGCCACAACGGCGTGGTCGTGAAGCTCTCGGAATGCCTGCTGTATGAAGCCATCGATCCGGCCATCTCGGAGAAGAACACGGCCGACTTCTTCGCCATGGGGGTCATGGCCGCGCACCCGAACGGGACGCGGTGGTTCCTCGACTTCATCCACGACCGGATGCCCTACGACCGCCAAGTGACGGGGGCAGTACAGAAGCACGTCGAATGGCGGCAGCGCGTCGGAGATCGCATCCAGACGCTCGGCATCGAGACTGTCATGTACCAGAAAGCGCTCAAGCAAGGCATCGACCGCGCCGCAACCGCCGCAGGCCTCTCAATCCCGACCCGCGAGCTACGCCCGGTCACCGACAAGATCTTCCGGCTCACCAGGCACCAGCCGACGTTCGAGCAAGGCCGCGTCTACATGCAGAAGCAAAAGCATGCCTTCGCGGTCGATGAGGTCTGCGGCTACACCCGAGACGGCAAGATCAAGCCGAAGCACGATGACGCGATGGATGTCGTCGTCTACTGCCTTATGCTCGCCGAGGAAGTCGGCCTCGCCTCCATGGTTTCCACCTTCACGTTCGACGGCTAAGGCTCGACGGCCTTCCGCAAGCACCGCTAGGGTTCCAGTGATTCCCCCGCACCACGCATGGCCGACAGCAGCATCGCTGCGCGTCTGAAGGAGACGCACCCTCTCTATCAGCAGCTTTCGCCCGATTGGGAGTTTTACGTGGACTCCTACCAAGGCGGCGACACGTACACCCGAAAGTCCGCCTACCTGTTCCGGCATGCCCGCGAAACCGAGCATGACTACGGGGATCGGCTGAACCGCGCGACCTTCACGAACCTCGTCCGCAAGCAGGTGGACATCTACTCGTCCTTCATCTTCAAGGAGCCCATCGAACGCCAGACTGACGACGCGCTCTTCCGGGAGTTTGAGAACGATGCCGACCGCAAGGGGACGCCGCTTTCACAGATCATGGCCGAGCAGGTGGGCAAGGTCGGCATGATCCAAGGCCACACGGTGACCATCGTTGACCTGCCGAGCGACGCAACGAAATCCAAGACCCGCCGCCAAGACCGCACCCTCGGCATACGTCCCTACCTGCGCGTCTACAGCCCCCTTGAGGTCGTGGACTGGGCAATCGACGCGAACGGCAGCTACCTCTGGGTTCGCGTCTGCGAGACGGCCGCAGATACCTCGGCGCCATTCGCCTCTCGGGTTACACCCACGAAGATTTACCGCACCTGGACGCGAACGGAGTTCATCGTCCACAACGAGGATGGCCAAGAACTCGACCGCGGCGATCATGGCCTCGGTGAAGTCCCTGCCGTGTTCACGCCGGCGAAGGAACACTTGCAGTACCTCGAAGTCGGCGAGTCGGTCGTCGTCGATACCTCGATCCTCAACCGGGCCATCTACAACTACCAATCGCTCCTGGACGAGTTTTTGTACCGCCAGGCATTCAATATCCTCGCGCTCCCGATCGACGGGGAGACGACCCCGGAAAAGATCAAATCGCTCACGCAAGCGCTCGGCACGCAGAAGGGGCTGTTCTTCCCTGCCGGCACGAGCCCGCCCTCCTACATCACACCGCCCTCGAATCCCGCCGAGATCATCATGCAGCGGATCGAGGACGCCCACCGTGAGCTGATCGAGATGGCGAAGCTCCAGGACCGAAAGAGCACCTCGTCCGAGAAATCCGGGATCGCCCATGCCTACGAGTTCCACGAGTCCAACAGCGCCTTCGCGAAGATCGCCAAGAACCTCGAAGACGGCGAGCGCAAGATCATCCGGCTTTTCTACAAGTGGATGAACAAGGACGAGGTGCCCGTCTCCATCACCTACCCAACGGATTTCAACGTCACGACGCTTGCGGACACCATCGACGAATCGCTGGGCCTCTTTAGTCTCAACGTCTCACCCACCTTCAATCGCTTGGTGAAGAAACGCGTTGTGGACGAGACCTTCCCTGGCCTCGACGAAGCGACCGACACCAAGATCGACGAAGAGATCGACACAACCCCAGACGATAACCAGCTCGAGCAAGCGCTGACGAAGAGCTTCTCCCAGGCATCGGAAGCCGTGGCAGGCCGCGATACCCAGGCGACTATCAGTCCTGCCGCGTAGCCCGTGCCGCAGCTTCCTCCCGCTGCGGCGCAGTACCGCCTGCAGCTCCTCCGTACCTACTTGCGGACGGAGCGCGGTGCTGTCCGGGTGGTCGCCTCGACACCTGGAGAGCTCGTCGATGCGATTCGAGAGCTTCAGCCCTCCGGCATCCGCAGCCTCGCGCCGCTCATGCGCGCCACCGATGGCGTCCTCGCGGCGCAACGCGCAGCACTCCGTTCACAGCTGGCGTCCGGGTACGAAGGGATTGCGGATGCCACGCTGCGCTATCAAGCCGCCCGCTCTGCTGTCCCCATCTTCTCCACGAAGACGATCCAACGGCTGACGCAGCAAGCCGAACGCGCCGTCATCGCAGGAAAGAACGTCGGGCAACGCATCTCGCTTCTGAGCGGAGCAGAACGCACGGCGCTTCGCCAGCGCTTCGTCTTGGGCTTGCGGCAGGGCGCGGCCCCAGAGCATCTCATCCACGCCGTCGAGCAGTATTACGTCGGAGTGTCCACCGGCGCCGCGGGCCCGGCCTACGCTGCGCGCCGTCTCGTCCAGTCCGAGCTCACGCGGCTCAACGGCCGCGTGGCCGAAGAAGCTGCCTACCTCATCCGCAAAGAGACCGGGATCATCACCGTCCTCATCTACCACACGCAGGGCGATGACCGGGTGAGAGACAGCCACGAAGCGTTAGAGGGCCAGTTCTTCGTCGAAGATGAAGTCGAAATCCAAATTTCCGAAGCGCGGCCCGTATCCGAAGCCTTGGATGCACTGTCTGACCCGAATTGCCGCTGCTGGCTCGACGTGGATCACTACGTCGAAGCTGCGTAGGGCGCCGATGCCGAATCGACCACAGCCGTGTGTCAATCCGGTGAAGTCCACCTGATCTTGGAAACGCAGTTGCCATTCTTGGCGGCTGCTGGGCTTGGTAGGCGTACCGATTGCCTTTGTCTGTCGTCGCAGTATGAAGGAGCAACCATGCGACGTACATGTATCGCCTTTCTCATTCTCTGCGTTGGCTTGCTACCGACGCACCTAGCGTTCGCGGAGCGTCTGGGCGGACCGTCTGTCCGCATGACGGGCGAAGGAGGCGGCGGTGGTTCAGCAGGCGGAGCGGGTGGCGGTGGTCATCAGGTCGATCCTAGTGTCGGGCACGTGGATCGCGAACAGCCAAGTCATAACACTCCGAGCGCGCCGAGCGTTCAGATGTCTGGAGAGCACCCAACATATACCGCGCCCGACCAGAAGCCGGACAAACCGAAGGAAAAGCCCAAACCTGACCCGAAGCCGAAGGCCACCGAGCGACCGACACCAGCGGTGATCGGGCGGACATCCACCGGCAGTTCGTCATCTGTCGCTAATGTGAACGGTCACGTTGACCACGGTGATGGTAGCAAGACAACCAAAAGTGACGCCGTAAAGGTCGGGAGTCACGCGTGCCCGAATTTGCCATCGCAAATGGCTGCGTCACACAAGCCATCTACCCTTACCTACGAGCAGCAACTCAAGGAACTTCAAGCAGCCGCCGTTGCGGTGAAGGCCCGCTATAAGAGCGGATGGCCGCGTCCGAAATGTCAGATTCCGAAGAAGGAGCTTTCACACAACCCGACGGACTGGCAGGAAGTTGTGGAAACCGTCATCGACATCCTGAAAGACCCGGAGGGTTCTCCAGTGAAGCTCGTCGTCGAGAAGGTTGTCATCCCAACGAAGACTGGAACATCTGCTGATCTGGTCTGGGTTGATGGACCGTACAAGGAAGAGGTTGAGTTGATGGCACGCGTGAAAGACCTCCTCGACGCGAAACCCGCCAGCCAGCGCAATGCCGAACTGCATCGGTGGATTGAGGAAAAGATGTGGGAGGCGACGCACAAGCCGTACATCGCCGCTCCCAAGCCCCTGTAGCCCACGAGTCTCGCGGAGCGCGGTATCTACCGCGCTCCGCGTCTGCATGCCGTTAACCGTCGTTTGACCGTCCGGCTCCGCGACACGCAACGTGAGGGGTGCCCCACTTCTTTCCCGACCCGGAGCGTGAACGTCATCCTCCAAGCTGGCCATGGCCTTCTACCATCGAAGCTCGAAGACATGGTGCGTCGGCCGGTCGTAGTCACCGTCAATGACTTTGATGAACCGAGCCTGGGGCGGTTTGGGGAAGAGATGTCCCGTGCCCACGAAACCGGGCAGCCCGTCATCCCTGTGGTCATCGATTCCTACGGCGGCGATGCCTACGCCCTTCTCGGAATGGTCGCGATCATCGACAGTGCGACGCTCCCCGTCATCACCATCTGCGAATCGAAAGCGATGAGCTGCGGCGCGCTCCTCTTTGCGCTCGGGCATCAACGCTACGCCGCGCCCTCCGCCACGTTCATGCTCCATGACATCTCTTCCGAGATCGGTGGCAAGACGGAGGACATGAAGGTGGACGTGAAGGAGCTTGAGCGACTGCAAGACGTGGTCTATTCGCGCGTCGCGAAGAGCTGCGGGAAGCCCGCCGGCTACTTCACGAAACTCATCGACCAGAACAAACATGCAGACCTGTACTGGAACGCCCGTGACGCGAAGAAGCACGGACTCGCAACCCACATTGGCGCGCCCCGGCTCATCACCTCCGTCTCTGTCTCTCATTCGTTCGAGTGTTGACGGCCCCCGCGCATCGACCGTGAAGTAAGCCTGACAGCGCATCCACACGCAGCGTCACAGCGATCCTTCACATCCAGTCCCGCCGAATTGAACGGCGGTTCCATCTAGCAATCAGACCTTACTGCTCGCAGGGCAGGCCCCTCCTGCGCGTGGACGCACGTACACACGGCATTTCATTCCTCACTACTCCTATGGCTGAAGAGCCAAACACTGCGACCCCTCCCGCAACGGAGCCGGTCACCACGCCCCCTGCCGCGGACCCAGCGCAGGCGCCCACGGATGGCGATAAACCGGAGACGAAAGCTCTTACCCAAGCCGAGATCGACGAGATGATCTCGAAGCGCGTCGCGCGAGAGAAGAAAGCGCGTGAAGACGCCGAAGCGAACTGGCAGACCCAGTTGAAAGAGCGCGACGACCTCCTGAAGTCCTACCGCGACAAAGAAGACGCGGTGAAACGGGAGCAGGAAGAGAAGGAGCGCAAGCGCCTCGAAGAGAAGGGCGAGTTTGAGAAGATCATCGCCCTCGATCGCGAGAAGGCCGAACGCGACCGGAAGACGCTTGAAGAAGCCAAGGCCGCAGCCGAGGCCGAACGCGACCAACTGAAGAAAGCGATCGAGACATCGAAGATCGACAACGCGCTGCTCGCCCTCTTCTCGGATACCGCCGAGAATGCGGAAGCGGCCGTCGTCCTCTTCAAGAATAAGCACACCGTCAGCGTCGATCCCGCGACCAAAGAGGTCGTCGTGGACGGCGACGTTGGCACCCCCCTCCACGCCAAAGTCCAGCAATTCCTCGCAGCGAACGACTACATCGCGAAGTCTCCCTTCTCCGGTAAAGCCGGAGCTGGATCGGCCGCGACAAGTCCCGCTGCGGTTGCAGGAGCAACGACGTTCAGCCGCCAGCAGATCGAGGACTTTGCCTTCTACAAGGCACATCAACCCGAGATCGACAAGGCGGTGAAGGAGGGGCGCATCACCACGTAATTACCCCCCTACGCCCCACATGGCGAACACCATTTCCGCGACGACTGCTGCGGCCAATATCCCGCAGATTTGGGCCAACAAAGCCCTCGTCGCCCTCTCAAACAACGTTGTCCTTCCGGGCATCGTGTCCCGCACTTGGGACTCCGAGTTCAAACAAAAGGGCAACACCGTCAACATCCTCAACTCGCTCACCATCGCGGCGAACGCCAAGGCGGTGCAGACCGAGATCACGCTTCAGACGCCGACGTTCTCGAACGTCCAAGTCGTGCTGAACAAGCACTACGAGTCGTCCGTCGCCACCGAGGATGTCGCGAAGACCCTGATGATCGACGACAAGATGCAGGCGTTCACGGACGCCGCAATGAAGTCGCTCGCGAACCAGATCGACGCCGATCTCATCGCCGAAGCCGCGAACTTCACCGGCACCGCCGTTGGCACGCAGGGCACCGCGATCGATCCCGCGGGGCTGCGGCTCGCGAACAAGCGCCTCATCGACGCGAAGTCGCCGACCGGCAATGTCCTCGTCATCGGCTCCCAGAGCCAGAGCGACCTGCTCGGCCAGAGCCTCTTCGTCCAGGCGAACACGGTGGGCTCGCCCTCGGCTGTCCAGAACGCGAAGCTCACCTCGCTCTTCGGCTTCGACATCTACGTGGACCAGAACATCTCGCGGACTGGTAGCCCCGCCGGTGACAAGAACCTCGCGTTCAACCCCGACGCGCTGGCCTTGGCCTCTGCGCCGCTCTACAGCCCGAGCAACGAGTTTTCCGGCGCTGTCATGAGCGCGGTGGCCTCCGACCCGCAGACGAAGATGGGCATCCGCTTCACCGCTTCGTGGAGCCACAAGGACCTCGCGACGATCATGACCTACGACGTCCTCTACGGCGTGAAGGTCGTGCGCCCGACGCTCGGTCTGTATGTGTACGGCGCCTAAATAGAGGTTCCTGGCGTGTACCGGAGGAGAATGCTACGTTCTCCTCCGTCACATCCCAATAACCTCTCCCCTAGTATGTTGAAGAAGCTCCGCAATCCAGGTGGCGTTGAATCGTGGTTCACCGATGAGGAAGCCGCCCAATTTATCGGGCAAGTAGGCTGGTCGGTCGTGGAAACGCGTTCCGAAGACGCCGAGGCCCCCGTCGCACCGAGGAAAGATGATCCGGAATCGCCCGTGGCCGTCGCCATCCCCGAACAGACGGCTGATGAAGAGTCGCCGTCTGCCCCTTCCGCTGCCGCGTCCGAAGAGGCGCAGTCCGAAGACGCTCCCGCCAAGAAGAGGAAGGGCCGCTAAGTCCTTCCTCTTTCCGTCTCCGGCAATGCCCGACCACAACAGCCGCACATTCACGGAGTACCTTCGCCGCATCGACAACCGCCTCTTTCTTGAAGCCGACGCGGACTCGCGCAACCGATCAAAGCGCGCCTACTGGATCAAGTACCAATTGTCCGGCCATCTTCCGCTGAAGCTCGCGGCCATCTCCGAATTAGACGAGTTTGCGGGCGGCCCCGGAGACTGGCTTCTTCTCCTGCTTCACCGCCTCAACTGGCGCTGGCTCGTTGAGTCGGCCAAGGTCTCGTTCTCCCGGCAGTATGACGAACGCCACGCGCTTGGAATCTCATCGGCACAACGCGTTCCGTTTGCATAGCTCGCAACCTCGTTGACCGCCATCGAATACGCGCCGTAGCGTTCGGGCAACAGCCATCTTCTTCCACACCCCATGTCCCTCAACCTTCCTCCGGTCCAAGCCGCAAACAAGTACATCACGACCGACGCCAACGGCCAGCCCGTGGCTGTCTATGACGTCGATCTCGCGATCACTGATGTCTCCGTCGTCGCGAACCAGGCCGCGCGCCTCGCACTCAGCGCCCAGAAGGGTGATGTCGCCATCCAGAGCGACACCGGCAAGACCTACATCCTCGCCACGAACAGCCCGACCACGAACGGCGACTGGAAAGAAGTGCTGGCTTTTGGTGCGCAGACTGCCGCGACTGTCGCATTCACCCCCGCCGGAACCATCGCCGCTTCGACCGTGCAGGCAGCCGTCGAAGAGGTCGCGACGGACGCAGCCGCGCTCGTGACCGACCACACCGGAGACGCTACGGCGGCGCACGCAGCGTCGGCCATCGCCTTCACTCCTGCTGGCACAATCGCTGCGACACAGGTACAGGCCGCGCTTGAAGAAGTCGCGTCCGATGCCGCGAACGCCGACAACCTCGCGAGTGGCACTGTCCCCGACGCTCGGATGCCTGCCGAATTGACTCCGCTTCTCACGCTCGGCTCGGCGCTTCAGCAGATTCGCGTAAACGCGGGCGGCACCGCCTTGGAGTTCTTCACTCCGTAGTTTCAAAAAACTCACCTCGACCTCGACGCGAAGAGGACGCCGTTGGAACGGCGTCCTCTTCGATTGACCGCGTTCCGCTCCGCGCCGTAGCGTCGAGACGAATCCTCCCACCAGCCCAGCATGGCGAACAGCCTTACGAACCCGAACGACACCACGGAACAAGAAGTCCTCGGCCGCCAGTACGACGGCTCCTTCACCTCGACCTTGCGTGCGGGTTCAAAGACGGTTGCCGCAGCCGCAACACCTGAAACGCTCGTCGCCACAAGCACGAAGGCCCGCAACGTCATCATCCGCGCCAAAAGCGGCAACACGCTCGCTGTCTTGATCGGCCCTGTGGGGAGTGAATACTTCCCGCTCTACACCAAGGACGCGGTGTCGCTCGACATCGATGACCTCGTGAAAATCTCTGTCAAGGCAGGCGCAGACGGTGAAGGTGTTGACTACCTCGCGAACGCTGCGTGACGACCATCGACTTCCTCGCCCGACAGCGGATCGACGCTAACGACGCTGGATCGCCCGCGGTCTTCGCAGATGCTGTCTACAACGCGTGGCGGGACGATGCGCTCGCATCCATATCCCGTGCGTCGCCGATGCCGACATCGGCCAGCCTCTCCGTGACGAGCGGAACGCGTACGTATCCCGTTCCCGCCGACTGGATCACTTCGACCTCGAGCATCGTGGAGCCGAGCACGGTTGTTGACTACTCCCCCTTCTATAACGCGCCCGTCTACCGCATCGAGGACGCCGCTGGCGGGTTCCTGTACCTCGATACGCACTTCACCATCTTTGGCCGCACGATCACCCTCGTTAGCGCGCCGACCGCAAGCGGAACATGGACGATCCGCTACGGCGGAACGTGGACGATCCCCCTCCTCCCTGCTGAATGGATCAAGATTGCCCTCGACTACTCCTCCGCGCGCTCCTTTGAGCAGCGCGCCACCGTCGCCGCCTCCTACTTCGACTACTCGCTCGGCGGCGGCTCCGTCAGCATCACGAAGAGTGGTGAGTCGAAGCGATGGCTTTCCCTTGCCGAAGAGCGGATGGAGTGCTTCGAAGAGAGCCTCAAAGAGATTGCGACCAACGCATCCTCCTTCGGTACGTTCAGCTTCCAGCGCGGCTGATGGCGGGCATGCTCACGAGCGCGGACAAAGCCTGGATGCAGGCCGTGAATCTCGATGCGATCGCCGATTTCGGCACCACCGCTTCGATCCAACGGCTCATCCGGAATAACACCACCGGCCAAATGGCTCCAGCCGCGGCGCATCTTACGGGGATCCCCATGTTCATTACGCAGGCGCGGATGGCCGATACCAGCGTCGAAGGCGCGCCGCTCCGGGACTTCTACCACGGCATCCTGAACCACCTCACCGTCCCCACGCAGATTCAGGTGAGCGACCTCGTTACTGCTGCTGGCGTGACGTACTCCGTCGTCGATGTCGTCGATATGCCGACGCACCTCGAACTCCTCCTCCAGCACGCCGTCGCTGACCTCAACACCACATCCTGATGTCGCTGTCGCTCCATAGAGACGGCTTGTACACCGTCATGAACTCGATCACCGGGGCGACGGCTGGCACCTTCGCCCAGGGCTACAAGTGGGGCTACCGCGACTTCGGAAACCTCGCCTTGAAGTGGCCCTTCTGGACGGTCGAACCGGCCACCAACCGCTCCACCGACCAGATGACCGTGGTTGGCGCCGGTGGCCTTAACCGGCAGCTCGTCACGTCGCGCGTCACTATCTTCGACAAGTTCTCGGATACCGAGGCCAATGAGACGGCCTTCGTGACGATGGTGGACACCGCGTTGACCGCGCTGCGGAAGGACGCGAACATCAGTCTAGGCCAGCAGTCGAGCGGCTGCGTGGTAAACCGCATCCTCTCCTACATGCTCACGTACGACACGAAGAGCAGCCCGCCGCTCCGCATCGCGATCATCGACTGTCAGGGCGAGTACCTCGTCCAGCGCACCTAAGCCCCTCCCCGCACCGTTCCATGCCCCTCATCAAGAATCCCAACCCGGACGGGCGCATCGTCGAAGGTCTCGGCCTCGTCGGGCCTGGCGAATCCCGCGAGGTCTCCGAAGCGATGGCCGCCGATCTCTGCGACGGCGTGAACTTCGTCCGCAACGACGCCCCGGCAGCGAAGACCGAGGACGCACCCGCCAAGCCTTCGCGCCCCAAGCCCTCTAACGACGACTGACCGTGGCGACCACCCCTTTCTACGCCTACGGCAAGCGCGGCTACCTCGCGGTCGTGAAGGAAACGACCGCAGGGACGGCTGTGAAGCCGACGAACTACGGCTACTTCGATGCTGAAAGCATCGTGACCGGCTACGAGTCCGATGTCCTCGGCCCGGCAGCCAATACCCGCTCCAAGAACTACTTCATGGTGCCGGGCAAGAACGCCGCGCCCGCCGGCCAACTTTCGATGCAGATGCAGCCGGCGATCCTCGGCCATTTCCTCTCTGGTTGCTTCGGTTCCCCTTCGACGAGCGGCCCCACCGACACCGCCGCCTACACGCATACGTTCGCATCCACGGCGTCCGGCAGCATTCCGACCTACACGCTCGACATCGGGAACACCGATTCGACGTACGTGAAGCGCTACGTCGGCTGTCAGTTCGGCAACTACAAGCCCTATATCAAGGGCAACGTCTGGATGACCGACTTCAGCGTGATGGCGCGCTATAGCTTCACGAAAGCGAAGGTCGCGACCACCGCAAGCTCCGGCACCACGCTCGTCCTCGACTCGAACCACGGCCTCACCACCTCGGATACGATCTACGTCTCGTTCAAGGACTCAACGAACCAGGCCGAATACACGATTGCGGCCGTGAATACGAACGGCACAACGCTCACGCTCGGCAGCGCGATTACCGGAGTGACGCATACGGCAGGTGATCTTGTCGTCATCAAGAAGAGCACCCCGTCGTACTCCTCGGCATCGCCGTACATGCAATGGATGGGCGGCACGACGACTTCCATCGGCACGACGGTCTCCGGTGCCAGCGCGGTACAGCGGCTGGAGGACTTCACCATCGACTTCAATCAGGACTTGGAGGCGCGCTACGCCCCGAATGGCACCGGTGACTTCTCCCGCTTCCCGGCCACGATCCTCGTGAAGGGCTACGGAGCCACGATGACCACCAAGTTCTACCACCAAGACCTCACGTACCTGTCGTACCTGCGGGATCGGCAAGACATCGCCTTCGTCGTCACCACCAGCGGCAACCTGATCTCCGGCGCGGCAACGACAAAAGACTCCGTGACGCACAAGATCGCAGCGGCTCGGATCAATCCCTACGATGTGAACCTTGGGAGCGACGGCATCATCGAGGAGGCCATCACCGCCGTCTGCGCGACCTCCACAAGCGACGGCTACGATGTCCAGGTGGTACTTGTAAACGGCACCTCGGCGTACTAAGAAGAGAGGGTGCAGGGGCGGATGCGCCGCCCCGCGCCCGGCCTCGGTCTACCACCAACCCTTCCTCCGCATGGACTCTCCTACGACCGTCCACCTCGACGATGCCAACACGGATGTTGCCCTCGCGCTCTCCTACGGCGACATGCTCGCGATTGAGGATGCCGGCAACGCCGCGATCCAGTTCGACCCCGAGACGAGTGAGCGGAAGATCGACGGCAGCTACATCACCGCGCGCAGGAACGCCATGCTTTCCGTGATCCCCAAGGGCATCAGCCTCGACGCGATCAAACAGCTCTCGCCGAAGGACGGAAAGCGGCTTGAGGAAGCCGTTGCCGCGCTCTACAGCGCCGCGAATGCCGCGAACGATCCAGAAAGCCCAAAAGGAGAGACCTCGAAGAAGCGGTAAGGCGCGGCCACGGCCATCCGGCCATCGACGAACTCCGCATGGTGCGCGAGTTCGGCGTGGGCATCTACCAGCTCCCGGCCGAGAAGGTGCAGATGTTCCGTCGCATCCTGATTGCCGAGGCGGAGAACACGCCGCAAGCTAAGGCTAGAGCGCGATCCCCCGAAGCCGAGCTCGAAGCGCTCGAACGGAAGTCCCGCCGAGCGAAGCGCTAATCCCTCCCTTGTGCCCTCGACCGACTACATCTCGGTGAACGTCCAGGGGGTCGCCGAAGCAGCGGCCGGGTTGGAAGCTCTTGGCGGTGAACTGCTCGACTTCGGCTCCTCTACCTTCATCGGTCTCAATGTCCGTCGCGCCCTCTATGACGCAGCGGATGACGCGGTGCTCGCTGCCAGGCATGCAGCGCCCGTCGCGACCGGGCAACTGCGATCATCCATCGGCGTTGACCCGAGCACGAACGCGGATGGCCTCTCCGCGCGGTTCTCCGCCGACCCCCGCAATGCGCGCGCGCAGGTCGCCTTTGAAGCAGAGCAACTGTTCAGCCGCCGCAAGGTACGTCGCGCCAAAGTGAACTACGGATGGTTCACGGAACGCGGCACGACGCGCATCCAAGCGAAGCACTGGTTTGAGCAGTCGGTCGCTCCCGTCCTGAAGCTCGGTGAAGAACGCGTCCTCGAGGCCCTTCGCATCGGCGTTCAGCAAGCGCTTCACGCCAAGAGCTATTTCCTCCCGACCCTCTAAGTGCCGGACTTCAACGACGCGATCTCCGCGTCGATCAACATTTCGGCCAATGTCGCGGGTGCCGGCAACGTCAAAGCGCTCGGCACCGACATCGACGCGCTGAACGTCAACACGAAAGAGTCAGCCGCCGCCTTCCGAGACTGGTCGAAGGCGACTACCGATCACGGCGCGGCGCTCGGCAACCTCGGTGGACAACTCCGCACCGTCGCGGCGCAGTTCTTGTCGGTCTACGCGGCCGTCCGTCTCATCACCGATGCATTCAAGGCCGCCTCGGGCTTCGATCAGATGCTCGACAAGCTCGCGGTCTCCTCTGGGAAGACCGGAGCCGCCTTCCAGCAGGCATCCGAAGGCATCCATCAACTCGTCCTCGGCCTCTCGCAGGGCACGATCTTCTCGGAAGACAAAGTTCTCGGCGGCCTGACGAAGTTCCGCGATGCGGGCTTCGACGTGTTCTCCATGACGAAGGAGCAGTTGCAGCCCGTCTTGGATGCTGCGACCGCCACGATGCAAGACCTCGGCGACGTGGCCGACGCCACCGCCGTGACGCTGCGCCAGTTCAACCTGAACCTTGAGGACACCGGCCATGTGGCGAACCTCATGTACGAGGCGTTCAAGCTCGCCGGCACCACCGCCGAGGGCTTCCAACAGCAGATCACCGCCGCCGGTGCAGCTGCGGCAACGGCGGGCGTCTCGCTGGAGTCATACCTTGCGGTCACCACGCGCCTGAAGCAGCTCGGATTCTCCGATGCACAGGCGGCCCAGTTCCAAAAGCTCTTCTTCTCCGCAGGCGAGGCGCCGAGCGCGAAGCAGCTCCAAGGGATGCGGGACGCCGGGGTGGACTTCTACCGCACGCCCGCCTCCTTCCAAGGCGACATCGATCGCGAACATGCCTTCACCGCCGCAGGTGGTGTCGGCCCGACACGTGCGGGACTCTTCGAGCAGCAAAAGCAGCAAGCCTCCGCCTTCGATGACGCACGTACCAAGCTTCTCGCGCTCCAAGACGCCGAGGACAAGAACAACGTCGCCATCGCGTCCTACAGCGAACTTGCCGATACGCTCAAGTCGCGCATCTCCGCCTTGAGCGACGAGCAAGACGGCTGGAAAGAGAAGCTCGATGCGACGAAGCAGGCGATCACGGCGACAACGGACGAGCTTGCGAAGACCAAGACGCAACTCGAGCAGCTCAGCGACCCGCAGATCACGGGCATGTCGGCATTTGATAGCCAGATTGAGAAGGCGCAGCTTGCCGCGCAGAAGCAGGAACTCGCGAACCTCCGGCTGACGCAGCAAACCGAGGACTTCAAGACCGCGCTCGCCGGCACGACCGACGAGATGGGCAACCACGAATCAGCGAGCGAACGCCTCGTCCGGCAGTACGGGGAGATGGGCGATGCTGCAGCCAAGGCGCGGGGCCACGTGAAAGACCTGGAGAAGGAACTCGCCGACCTTCGCAACGAGGAGTTGAAGGGCGAGGAGGCGTTCAGCGACACCTCCTTCAAGATCGGGCAGCAGATCAAGGAACTGCAACTCCGCAAGGTCAACCTCTCGCCAGCTGATCTCTTCGGCGGGAATCAACTGGACAAGGAGATCGCCAGGCTGACGCGCGAGAAAGAGCAAGTCGATCTCCGCGACTCTCTGCAATTCGATCCTGCGAAGCGCGCGATTCAGAAGGCAGCAAACGCCGCGGACATCGCCGCAGGAAGGAAGCTCGGCCCGGATACTGCGCAAAACATCCTCGCTGGTATCCAGGGCGTCACCGGGCAGCTTGGCGCGAAGAAGCAGGGCGACGACACCTTGAAGTCGCTCCAGGACGAGGTGCAAGCGCTCCAGTTGGAGAAGGCGGTGCAGTTCGGGAATCAAGTCTTCCAGATCAAGGAGCGGGCCAAGGAACTGAAGGAGCAGTTGGGCCTCGTCGCGGAGGAGCAGCCCTTCGGGAAGATCATGGCCGAGCTACCCACGGTCGCCCATCAGTACGGCGACCTCTCGTCCAAACTCGCCGCGCTGAAGACCGCCCGCGATGCCGAACAAGGTCAGGTCGATACCTACGACGCGCAGATCAAGGGCAACCAGAAGACACTGGAGACCTACACCGGCAAGATCGATGATCTCAAGAAGGCGAACGAGCAGCTGAAGCCCGCGATCGCCAGCGCAGAAGAGCAAATCGGCGGCATGACGAAGCCGCTGAAAGACGAAGCTGCACTCATCGACGAGCTGAAGAACTCCGCCATGGGCGCAGGCGCCGCGTACGACTTCCTCGGAAAGCGCGGCGGCGCAATGATGGTCGCGCTCCTCGGCGACAAGGGCCAGAACCTCGGCATCCTTGAACGCATCCGTGACACGTTGAAGACCGCGACCGGTGCCGCGACGGGCGCTGCGGACGTGAACAATGATGTCTACGGCGCCATGGAGAAGGTTGCCGCCGCGACAAAGAACCTTGAGATCGAACTCGGGACGAGCCTCGCCGGATCAATGACGGGACTCATGGGCGCGGTCGTACAGCTTACGAATGCCATTCTTACGAGTCCGCTCCTCCATCCCATCAAGGCACTCCAGGATGGCGCGGTCGCCGGCAGCGGTCTCGACACCGCAACGAACGTGCTCACGGGTGGCCTTGCCGGATACATTGCGCGCCGCGTCGCCGAGAAGAACATTGGTGAACGGGCGCAGCTCGTACCCCGGTTCGCGAGCGGCGGCATCGTTCCTGGCTCTGGATGGGGCGACACTGTTCCCGCGATGCTCACGCCCGGAGAAGAGGTGATCCCCCGCAGCGACCCGCGCCACCGAATGAATGGCGGCGGCGTGGTCGTGAACGTCCACGGAGACGTGCATGTCCGGAACGATGCGGACATCGACCGCCTCGCCACGAAGATTTCCGAGAAGCTCCACCACGAATACCGCCGCGTCGCATCCGGCATGCCCGCCTAACGCCTTCCTATGAGCCAGCACTACTACTACAACGGGACGCAGCTCGACGACTTCAACGGCTCGACGGGAACCCTCATCGAGATCGTGCGGCATGACAGCTCGCCGTCCGTCCAACTCACCGAGACCGACGTTGCCCGCGGCTCGGGGCGAGTCTTCCGCGAGCTTCAGACGCGCGCGAAGTCCATCACGATCCAGGGAGCGATCGTCGCATCCAGCCAAGCGGACTTCGAGGACAAACTCGACACGTTGAAGGCGCTTCTCACGCGGCCTGGGAAGCTCAAGATCACGAACTACGGCACGACCGAGTGTCACGTCTCGACGTTCGAGGAAGGCGAGGTGTGGACGGGCGCAAGCTCGTGGGACTTCACGAACTACAAGATCGGTCGTCGCGCGATGAAGCTTACCTCCACGAACGCGGTCGCGACTGTCGCAACCTCCGACATGAGCTACGACCTCTCCGCGTTCGCGGATACGGACACGGTGAAGCTGTGGGCGTACATCGACGACGCGACGAAGCTCGACACGGTCTCGCTCCGCTTCGAGACCACCGTAGGCACGGACTACTACGTGAAGACCATCTCCTCCGGCTTCGCGAACGGCTGGAACGAGTTCTCCATCCTCCGGAGCGCCTTCACCACCACCGGATCGCCAACGTGGGCGTCGATCAGCCGCGTCCGGCTTACCGCGCTGTCTCTGGCCGCGGTCACGGTCAACGTGTCCTTCGATGATCTTCGCCTCTCGACCACTACCGATAGCCGCATGTACGACGTCGCGCTCGCCTCTGACATCAGTTACCCGCGCGAGCACTACAACGTGACGTGGGTGCCGTTCTCGGTCACGTTCTCCTGCTCGGAGGGGAGCGCACAGTCCGCGATCACGGTCACCCGCACGACGCCGACCGACGCGAACGCACAGCGGTTCGTCCCGCTCGCGTTCGACGGGTCAGGCAGTCAGCCCGTGAGCGTGAACGTCGGCATCGGCTCGATCCTCCCATCGCGCGTGGTCGTCGCCGATCACTTCCTCGACACCTTCGGCTCCTACGCAAATGCCACCGCCGCGGCAGCCGTCTACACCCTGACCGGCACATGGACCATCGGGGCGCACCAGGCGTACCTCAAGACGCTCCGCGAATCGACCGCAACCGGCACCGTTACGGCGGCCATCCGGAACCTGCAAGTCCAAGACGGGGAGATCATCGCCTTCCTCTACCGGCCGACCAGCTCAACCCTCGGCGTCTTCGCCCGCGCGCCATCCGAAGCGCCGACGCTCCGGCAGTCTGGCGTCATCTCCGGTGAGTTTGGCGCGTTCCCCGGCATCTTCGACGGCCAGTTGCAAGCGGCCGGTCGTACAGGCGCGTACTTCGATCGCTGGTGGTGGGTGAAGCTCGTGTGCAAAGGACAGACAGCCGAGCTTTGGTACAAGTTCGACTACTCCGACGATTGGGTGCGGTTCTTCTCCGGCAACGTCAAGACGACGGGGGCGGGCGCGTGGGGCATCTACGCCAACAACACCGCGATCCGCTGCGCCTACCTCGAAGTCACCGACTATGCGACGGGGCAGACGAACACGCTGACCTATCGAAACTCGAACATCACCACGGATCAGGTGTACCTGAACACGCGGACGCTGCTCGCGGACAGCATCAGCAACACGGTGCAAATCTCCGGCAGCTTCCCGAAGCTCCTGCCCGGCTTCAATCAACTCTCAGTTGCCTTCCCGTCGTCGCAGCTCGGCGCCGCGAGCTTCTACGACATCTCCTCGCGGTTCGGTGACTACCTCAACTTCGGGGGAGGAACCGGGGGGGCCAACGGCGTTCGTCGCGCGCTCACGTTCTCATCCGGCACGAACACCCACATCCGGCAGCGCGGTACGTGGGTCTACATCGGACAGCAATCGAGCACCGCTGACCACGGCGACATCGTGATCCGCTTGGAGACGACGAGCGCCGGCCTCCCGACCGGAACGGCCGTGAACGACGTGAACGGCAACGCCGCGCAGGTCACGATCAGCAAGTACGACAACACCTCGTACGTCGTCACGAGCCCCGCTGCGTACAACGCCTCCCTCATCCCAATCGAAGTCGTGTGGGCGGCCGACATCCCCGTGAGCGCCTCGACGACTTACGCGCTCGTCTTCTCCACTTCGACAGGCACCTTGCCGCAGTCCTGGTACATCCCCGTGGACACCACCTCGAGCACGGGGTTGCTCTCACTCTGCACCGCCCCGGCTGGAGGCGCGTGGGCTTCCACCGCGAGCAAGTACGGCTTCGCCATTCTTGAGGGGAACGACCCGGTTGGCGCAGGCGTCTCGCCATCCTCCGTGGTCGTCTCTCATCGCGCGACATTCCTGTGAAGCGCTATCTCTACCGTGTCCGGTCGGGCGGGACGCTCCTCGGCACATGGGGAGGAGATTCGGGTGCGCTCGTCTCGGTGGCGAGCGACCCGGCCTTCTCCAAGGAGGTGGACTCCGGCCTTGGTCCGCTCTCGATCTCGCTCAACGTCCCCTTCGACTACGCAGGGAGCGATCTCGCGAACGGCAACACCGTCGAGACGTACTGCGTCCGCGACACCGGGACAGTGCTCATTCACGCCGGCGTCATCGAGACCATCGACCGCTCCATCACGGCTGCAGGCGACCAGGTGATAGTCACTGTCTCGCCATACGTGAAGCAGCTTTCCGATGACTATTTCCGCGATAGCAACGCCTTCGGTGCCGACATTGCGAAGACGTGGAGCTCGACCGAGATCGCCACGATCCTCAAATACATCCTCGACCGTGCAAAGCTCTCGGCGGGCGCGTTCGGGAACGTCCACTACACCGCATCGTCCGTCCTCACCACCGGCAAGACCATCTCCATCCAGGTAGGCTCCGAGACGTACTTGGATGCTATCCGACGCATCAAAGGTCTCGGCCCCGGCGACTGGTATTGGTACGTCGATGCGGCGGGGGTCTTCTCGTACCGCAACTTTGACTCCGGCACGAAACATCTCTTCACGCTCGGCCGCGATCTCGTCTCGCTCCACGAAACCGAGAGCATCGTGGATCTCAAGAACACGGTCTACTTCTGGAACAAGAGTGACGCCGATGGTTTGGTGATCGCGTTGGAGCGGCCGTTGTCCACGACCACCTCGCAATCGACGTACGGACGCCGGACGCAGATTGTCACGGACTCGCATATCGACGACTCGGCCACCGCTGTCTCCATCGCCGAGCGCTACATCCAAGAGCACAACACCCCGATCCAGACCTATGAGGTGGACATCCTCGATGCGAGCACGGACGCCCGTGGCTACGACATCGAGACGATCCAGCCTGGCGACACCTGCGAACTGCGGAACATCCCTTCACTCTCCGGCACCACGTTCTCGATCACCCGCGTCGAGTACAAGCCCGATGGCGTCCATCTCACGCTCGGCATCGGCCCAGTTCGACGGAGCTTCCGGCTTGGGATGACGCTGGAGCAGATCGCCGATTACATGCGTGTCGTCACCGATGGCGCGCTCCCCACTGTCCCCATCGAGTAAATGCCGAAGTCCAACGTTCGCCGCGTAAATGGCGTGGAGATCACCGGAACCCCTACCGCAGGCCAAGTCCCTGTCGCCATCGACGGCACCTCCGCAGCGTGGGATGACGCACCGGTTGACGTGTCCTCAGCCGTCATTCTTGCGCCGGCAAGTGCGGCGCGGAACACCGTTACGCCCACGGGGGACTTCGCAGCGATCACACTCAAGGGGCAAGCCGGCCAAACAAACCCGATTGCGCAAGTCAAAGACTCCACGTCCCAAGTCCTTCTCAACATCGGCGTCGTCGATACTGGAACGAGAATCTCCGCTGCCACGGCCGGCTCTGGGGGCACAGCAGCCATCGAAGGCTCGGCGAACATCTCGCCGTTCGGCGGGACTGGTGGTGTCGGCATCCGTGGCTCCGGCAAGGACGGCTATGGCGGCTTCTTCACCGCATCGACGACCGGTAACGGCGTGGGGGCCCAAAGCGCCGGGGGAAACTCCGCTTGGTTTAAGTCTTCGGATGCGTCGAACGCTGCACCAACAGTTCAGATTGATGCGAACGGCGCGAGCACCGCTGATTTGCTCTCTGTCGCGGGTGGTGCTGGTGGATTCGACAAAGACGGCAACCTATTCGCGGCCAATTTCAGTGGGGGAGGAGGAGGAGTTGGCACCGTCACCTCCGTTGCCCTCACCGTTCCATCGGAGTTCAGCGTCAGCGGTTCTCCCGTCACCACGTCCGGCACGCTCGCTGTCTCCAAAGCGAACCAGAGCGCCAACGGCGTCTTTGCTGGCCCAACCTCGGGTGGCGCTGCGGCGCCGACCTTCCGCGCGCTCGTCTCTGCGGACATCCCGAACAACGCGGCCGACACCACCGGCACAGCATCGAACGTCACCGGCACCGTCGCTGCGGCAAATGGCGGAACGGGCCAAACGACCTACACGAAGGGCGATCTCTTAACCTCCCCTGGAGGCGCATCGCTCAATAAGCTCGGCGTGGGCTCGGATGGCCAAGTCCTCACCGCCGACGCAGCCTCAACCAACGGCGTGAAGTGGGCTGCTGCCGCAGGGGGAACGGAGACAGTGAACATCGAGACGATCACTGGGACGCGCACCCTTACTGTTGGCACGGACTCGACCTACCAAGTCCTCCTCCCAAGCGGTGCATCGCGCACCGTAAACATGGTGACGACTGGGCCGCCTGCTACGGGCAGTAAGTTCACAATCCGCAATTCCTCGGCAACGAACGCGGTGCGTGACCTCACCATTCAAAGTGGTGGAACGACAATCGACTTCATAGGGCGCGGAGGAAAGAAGACGTATATATTCGACGGCACGAACTGGGTTGGCTATTCGCTCGGCGCAGGGGAAGGGACTAGCGACATTGGGACAACTCTCGGGCGTAAGAGTAGCGTTGCCTACGTCCAAGCAGTCGCCATCGGGGATCGAACAAGCACATCCGCTGACTCGTCTACCGCTGTTGGAGCACTAGCTACTGTCGCTGGCACTGGTGGTTCAGCGTTTGGTGCCGGTGCGAATGTCTCAAGCGGAACAGACAGCACGGCGATTGGCTCTGCTGCTGCGGTGAGCGCGAATGATGCAACGGCACTTGGGGGATCAACCAGCGTTACCGCGGCACAAGGCATCGCCATCGGCCGGAGCGCGGTCGTTTCCGCAGTCGGTGGCATTGCAAAAGGGTTCAACCTCACCGTAGCTCGCGCCTTCGAAGAGGCGGCATCCGCCTCAAGCGGACTAACAAATGCTAGGTACTCGGATTACCCCTACTCGAAGCAGACAACGAATGCGACGGTTACTGAAGTGTTCTTGGGGAATGTCGCCTCCAATAGACTTACGCTTGCATCCGGGAAGGCCATTGGATTCCGTATGAATGTCGTTGCTTATTCCACAACCGATAACATCGGGCGCGTCTGGCGCATTGAGGGTGGGTTAAAGAATGTCGGTGGGACAACCTCGCTCATCGGAACCGTCCTGAAAACCAGTATCGCAGATGACGGCGGCGACTCGCTTAACTGGGATGTCACCGTCACGGCGAACGATACGAACGATGCCCTCAAGGTAGAAGTCACTGGCTCTACGGGAAAGACGATTAACTGGACAGTGCGCGTCGATGCCGTTGAAACGCAATAGCACAACTGCACGCGTTGACCGCTTCCATAGCCCGCCCCTACGCTTCATCTGATTCCCCACCTGCCCTGCCATGGCTATCAATCTCTCCCAGGCCCCATCGAGCGGAGGTGGTGGCTCGACCGACGCCTCTGACCTGACATCCGGGACACTGGGCGATGCTCGGCTCTCCGCAAACGTCACGGTTCAAGGCAATACCTTCAATGGCTCTGGAGATCTCGTACAGCTCACCGAGGCAATCGCGGCGGCAGGTGCCTTCGGTGTCAATGGCCTTCCGCTTGTCGATGAGACGTTTGTTGTCGATACGCAAACCTTCATCTTCAAGGAACTTCGGTCAGGGGTAGGAGAGGTCACCATTGGGCCTGATGCCGCAGAGACGAGGGCGAATATCGCTGATGCCATCAACACTGATCTTGCAAGCGTCGTTGCCGTCGTGAACGACATCGGCCAAGTAGTCAATATCACGGCTGTCACAGCCGGTGCCGCAGGTAACAGCATCGTCTTCACCGAGTCGGTCACCAACGCTTCGATGGGCGGATCAGGCACCCTGTACGGTGGTCGTGACCCTGCGCTTCCTGACGTGGATGCGGCAAATGTAACTGCCATCAACGCCGCGCAGATCACAGGACTCGGAACGGCTGCGCTTCTTGATGTTGGGACTGCTGGCGATCAGATTGTCCAGCTTTCGCCGTCCGCGCAGGCGATGGGACTCATCACGATGTCTGGATTGGCGGAAGCGGATGAGACATTCGTAGTAGACACGCAGACGTTCACGTGGAAGGCCACGCGTACAGGAACCGGCGAAGTCACCATCGGCTCCAGCGCTGCGGAGGCCGGAGGGAACATTGCCGCTGCGATCAACGCCGATCTGGTGACCGTTGCCGCCTTCGATCAGGCTGATGGCAATGTCGCCGTGCAAGCAGTCGCCGCTGGCTCCGCAGGGAACTCCATCGTCTTCACGGAGTCGTCCACCAATATGACCATGGACGGCGGGGGGACGCTCGGTGGGCAAATCTACGGACTCAACCCGCAGCTGCCGGCCGTCGATGCTTCCGCGCTCGTCTTCGCATCCCCCTTGAGCGTTTACTTCGGGGGTACTGGCCTCAGTGGTCTCGGCTCACCGCTGCAACAAATCCGTGTGAACGCCGAGGGCACGGCGCTTGAGTTCTTCGACCCGTAGTCTGTCGTATCAAGACACGCGTGTAGTCGAGTTGGTCGTCGTTACTCGTTGTCGCCATACGTGTGCTTGTAGGCCTCGATCAGCACATCGTCGCAGCGGGCCCACGCCGGGTTTGCTGTCATCAAGTTCACCACCCACTTCGTGATGATGCCCTCGTGCCCATATCCCGTGGTTTTCACGCCCACCTTGCCGTCTTTGAGCACGATCTCGCGGATGACCTGCCCCGGCCAGAACACATGCCCTGGCAGCGTGTAGTTGGTGATGCGGTGGTGCTCCTCGTCGATGTCCACCTTGATGAGATTGTCGTCCTCTGCGCGCTCTTCCTCCTTCGGTCTCAGGAGATTCTTAAACGAGTCGAGCACGAGGACACCGCAGTCTTCGACGGTCTGCGTCTCGGGGTCTTTCGCTGGCCCGATCGCGGCTGGGTTTTCAACTAGCAGCCGGAACACGTTTTCAACCGTGCAGTTCTGATCGCCCTTCACCTCACACACCGTATGGGGAAACAGGGTGAGATACGTCGGCCACTGACCGGCAGATTTCATGGCCGGTCGAAGTTGCTCGTCATCGCATGGCGGCGGTTCTTCTGCCACCTCCGCAGGACGCTCGCCCCGGAAGTACCCCACACATCCGTTCAGCCACCGCTCATCGCGCTTGATGATCTCCGGACTCTGCTTGATCCAGCCGACGTAATATTCCGGGAACGTCTCAAGCACGTCCGTCATGCGAAACTCGCGAAGATCTGGCTTCTCATCATCGCGAAGCGGGATGAAGTGATACTTTCCTGTTTGGCTGCCATGGGTGTCGTACTCGTCTTCCCAGGACACGGCATCTGCGACGTGGATGATGTTTCCCTCCGCCGTCCCCGTAAAGCAGTAGACATTGGCGTTGTCGGCCGTGAAGCCTACGACGTTCGTTCCGTGCTTCTGAAACGTCACTCCCCGGTACAAGAACTGTCGATACCAACCGTTCGCGGTGTATGCGCCGTCTTTCGTGGTGTGCGCCAGGTCTTTCTTCGCTTCGGGCTTTGGCGGCGTCTTGGCCGGCTTCTTCTTCGTCGCAGCATCAGCGGCAAGCGTCACCATGACAATGAACATCGCAGCCACAAGGCGCAGCACGGGTTTCGTTGCCATCATCCATCCTTCAGATCCGCTATTTTTTATGCGTCGGCTTCTTCTTCGGCTTCGCCTGCGGCGCGTACTTCGCAAAGAACGCGTCCCGAAGCGCTTGGTTCGGCCGCTTCCAGATGAACAGCGCGAACGCCTCGTTCACGCTTTTCTTCAGCAGGTTCTCTGTCCCGAGGCCCTCGGTATTGATGTCCACGCGATTGTTGATGTCGACGACGAACCGGATGACGCTGCCGGGATAAAAGATGTGACCGGGGAGTGTGTAGTTTCGGATGAGGTGGTGCCGTTCGTCGATCTCCGTTCTGATCCGGTTGTCGGCCCCAATCGATTCAAGAAGCAGCATCCCGCAATCCTCGACGACCTGCGGCTGCCCGACATCCTTCCTAAGTGGGCCGATGGCGGCCGGCGTCGCGAGGAGGACGGCGAATACATTCTCGACCGTGCATGCATGCGTCTGATACCACGTGCATACAGGCTCCGAGTCGAAGTACTTCATCGACCCTTCATTCAGCTCCGTGCCACGGAGGGACGGGTCGCCGCACGGGGCAGGCGGTTCTTCCGGCTCCCCGTAATGCTTCGAGCACTCATTCAGCCACCCGGTATCTCTCGCGATAAGAGCAGGTGGCGTCGCGAGCAACGCATAGGGGTTCGGGAACAGCTCAACCGGAGTTCCGAAGCGCAGCGGCGTGAAGTGGTCGCGGTCGCTCTCGTAGACGGGCACAAACCGCGCGGCGTTGGTCGTCGCATCGTGTTCGAGCCGGATAACGTCCGCGACCTGGATTTCCCCGATACCCCGGTTCGTCTCCCTTGAGAGCGTTCCTTGGTAGCACATCAATCCATACGGTGTCGCAAACATCCCCACCGCATGCTCCCCGCGCTTCCGAAACGTAATCGTCCCGCCGTACATCGGGTGATCCGCTTCGTGTGCTTGGTACGTTCCATCATGACGCGGCATCTGCTGTGCGAGCACCGGGTCATCCTGCGCCAGTGCCGGCACAACAACGGCGCAAAGCGCCACCACCGCGAAGAGCCAGTTCCGGCGCCGACCGTCTCCCTTACTTCCGACGCGCATTACGCATCTCCTTGATCGCCGCCTCGCGACCCTTCTCCTTCGCTGTCTTCGCGTACTGCGCGCGCTTCTGTGCGGGAATCTGCCGGATGAGCGCCAAATACCGACCTTGGAGCTGCCGGGAGGCCAGTGTTTCAGCGCTCACGCCCATAGCTGGCTTCTTCGATGGCGGTTGTTTCTCTTTTCGTGGTTCCGGGGGTGTCGGACGCTCCGGCAAACTTGCTGGCGGCACGACGCTCCCAGCGCGCAGCGGAGCACGACGACGCCGGCGCTTGCGTGGCGTTGGTGGTGGTGGCGGCGGGAGTTCGCGACGCACCCCTTGGGGAGCATGCGCCGTGCGCAAGGAATCAAGTCGGCGTTGGAGTTCGTCGATCTCCTTCCCCATGTCCGCGACGTAGCGCTGGATGTCGTACGGCGTGATGCGCTTGTCCTTGATGAGCCGATCCAGCACATAGCTGGCTTGTCCCGGACGTATCTCGGCGGCGGTCGTTCCCGGCTTCCGTGAACGCGGCATGCGTGACTCCTTCTTTCCGGTGATCCATCTATCATACCGCTATGGCTTCACCTGACCCCGTCCACGGCGGGTGCGCTTCTGCCTACTGCGCCGCCTGCGGTCACAGCATCCCGCTCTGGTTTACATCTGACATGACCGATCAGGAAGACGATGCGGCCTACGAACGCTGGCTGGATACGCCGTGCTCAAACTGCGGGGCAAAGCCACGCGCCGCGCTTCCCGTCCGACGAGAAACCGTCCACTAACGACGCTCTATTTTGTGGATAAGTCGTGCATAAGCACTCTGGACATCCAGTAGGAGAGGCGTAGTCTTAGATTGTTCTTCACCTCCTCACCCTCAACACAAATGACGCCCCGCTACACCATCCGTCGGTATACGAAGAACTCCCTGCCTGGCTACGAGCAATACTTTGTCGATACCGGCCTCCAAGATGTCCGTGGCAACCCGGTCATCTTCAATGCAGTCTCGGGGATTTCAGAACGTCCCCGTATCGCCACCTCGCCAGCGGCGAGCAACACGTGGTTCGTCGATGACTGTCCGACAGTCGCGTGGGAGGATGTGCCGAAGTCTTGGCAGGGTGCCATTTCGCGCGCCGTTCCGCAGTTTCGCACCACGGGTCGCCGGTCACCCTGCGATCTCTCCGGCCCCTGTCCCGTGTCATGCCCCGGCCACCAGGTCTCGTTTTCACACGCGCTGCTGTGACGACCGTAGGCACCCTCACGAACGCGGACATCTACGACCTCGCATTGAAGTACATCCCATTGGATGAATACTGCAATCTCCGAGAACAGAGCTACCGCGAGGCCGATAGCCGCCATATCTCGCATCGAGCCATCTTCCCAGGCCTTCTCCTCAAGGCCCTCCAAGAGCGCGGCATCCTTCCCATCGACGAAGATGCCGCTGCGTGAGACCCCCGACGACACACCGGAGCCACGCTACGCCCTGACCCGCAGCAATGATCTCGTCGAGATCGGGGACGCAGTGACGGAAGACGCCTGTGAAGTGCGCTACCCAGGAAGCGACGCCCCGAATCCGCGTCCGCCGATAGCCACGACCTCGACGCTCTACTTCCTCCCTGAAGGCACGAGCTACCGAGAGGCGGTGCGGATGAAACTCGCTCGAGCCGGCATGCCCATCCCGTCGTCATCCTAACCGCTCCACACTATGTCGCTCTCCAATCTCACCCTCGGGCTCTACCTCATCCTCATTGGATGCATCGAGCTATTCCATATCTCCGTGCCGTCGATCTTCCTCGGCGTCCTCGCGCTCATTGCCGGCATCGTCGTCCTTGTTGGCGGCGGGTGGTCGCGCGGCTAACACCTCCACCTCCCATGGAACCAGCACCAGAACACATCGAGACTCGCCTCGAACGGATCGAGTTTTGGGCGCAACACAACGACGCAGATCTCGGCAACCCTGATGTTCGGTGGCTCTGCGAGGTCATCCGTCAGTTCCAGCGAGAGAAGCAGGAACTCGTAGAGGAGTGCGCTAAACACGTCGCCACCATCGAGCGCATGAACCAGATCAATCGGCGGATCGCGGCACAGGCAATCTCCTAACCACCCATCCCCCTATGTCACAGGAGAGCGTGAATAGCACGGGCCTCTACGACAAGAACGGTATCGAGATCACAGTAGGTGACATTCTGCGCGTCGATGCCAGCAACGATTACCCGCATAGTCCGACAGGCGAGCGCACCGGTACATTCGTTGTCCGCCGTGAACTCGGCGGCTGGGGCTGGGAGTACAACTGGGAGCACCAGAGCGGCTATGAATGCTCTACCCATATCATGGGCCGCACGGACGATGAAGGGTGCATGCCCAACGTCGAGATCATTGGTCGCGCAAACTAACCACCGGCCCCTATGTCGCAGACGATTACACCAGAAGAGCGTAGAGCAGAGGATCAACTTGTTGCGAGCCTCTACAACCAACGGAACTCTGCTATTTATCCTAGGGTTATCCGGAATGTATTGCGCCGTGTGAAGAAAGAAGCACTCGCGCAGGGATGGGACGAAGCGGCAGACTACGTCAAAGAATATCTCGGTTTGAGTAAATCGGATGTTTTCGTCTTGGCCGAATGTAACCCTCATAGAAATGCCTAAGAAGTTTCGTCTCCTCAAAGACCTCCCTGGATGCCCGGCTGCTGGAACAGGCAAAATCTTTGAGCCTTCCCGTGTTGATAATGGTGTGTACGTTGCGTACTGGCTTGAAGGAGGGAGGGACTGCGAGTGTCGCCAACTGGCGTATCCAGTGGAAAACAACCCGGAGTGGTTCGCCCCCATCCCTGACGAGCCAGAGCGCCCGTACCCGTGGGAGCCAGCAAACAATGAGCACTTCTTCTTTGTCAGTCCGTTCGACCGTGATAGGCCATCGCAAGATACCCACACGCCCGGAGACATAGACGCGCGGCTGTTTGCAAACTGTGGCGCTTACCGCATCAAGGAAGACGCAGAACTCCGTCTCAAGGTAGAACCGCTCGTGAATAGGGCGGTACAGGCACTCATCAACCGAAACGGCTGGGAGCCGCAGGGCGGCGACCACGTGTGGGGAGTCGCTATTCAGAATGGTCGTTTTGAGCCACGCCTCTACACGTATGCCACAGGGAAGTATCCGCACGTCGATGTAGCCGATCGGCAAGACTTTGAGGATGGTTTACTTTGGCCGCTCGAAGACAATGACGCCTCAAAACACAACGCTGATATCCAGGCGGTATCGGCCCTCTTCAACTTCTTCCTGACCACTCCCCATGAGCAATGAAGTGAAGCCGTACACGGACGAGGAGCTAGACCGGATTGAGGTAATCCTTACTCAGCTAGAGCTTGGGGCAGTGACTATCGACCCGCTGCGTTTCCTCGCCACGATTCAGGAAGACCGCCGCAAGCTCGCCATTGCAGAGAAGGCACTACGATCTTTGCGTCGCTACGCTCCACAAGGCGTCTGTCCCAAAGATCAAGGCCACGTCTGCATGGAGACGATCATCCGTGACGCCCTCGCCGCCATCACTACCACTAACCCACCCTCCGATGCCTGAAGGTTTAACGCTGCCACACGGCTCATGTCTGATATGCGCATATGACAAGCCATATGCGGCGTGGCACACGGAGGAGGCTAAGACGGGAGTTTGTGAAGATTGCTGGATTGCTCCCCTCAAAGTCGTCCGGGCACTTGAAGCACTTCGCGAGATACGAGACGCAGATGACAGAACACTCGTGCGTTCCATCGCTCGTTTGGCGATAAGCGATCTCTCTAAGAGCCGCACGGACATCGAGAACCAAGTTATAGGAGCCATCTACTGTAAAGATAACTCTGTTGCTGATGCCAAGTAACGACACCACCCCCAAAGAACAAGACCGGATTACTGCGCTGCGTGACATCGCCGCTGACCTTACTACCTCCCCGAAAGAATCTCTGGCTGACCTCGGGCGCGAGATGCTCTTCCTACTTTCGATCATCGATCACCGTGAGCAGGAGCACCAGGAGGAGGTTGAGAAGCTGAGAAACGAGGTGTTACAAGCTGAGGATGGTATCCGCATTGAACGCCGCTCCACATGATGCTCATCCCGCTAACTCAGGATATGTTCGCGTTCGTAGACGACGCTGGTTACGAACGTCTTTCTGCTTACAAGTGGTTCGCTGAAAAGAACAGGGATCGGACGTTCTATGCTCGCCGCGTGGCAGGCGGGAAGCGCGTCCACATGCACCGCGAGGTCTTGCCGCCGCCATCTGGAATGTTCACAGACCATATCGACGGCAACGGTCTAAACAACCAAAGGTCGAACCTCCGCGTGGCAACGCTGGCGCAGAACAACGCGAATAGGCGAAAGCTACGTGGGGCGTCCCGGCATCTCGGGGTGAGTCCGACGAAGCGCGGGAAATGGAGGATGCAGATTCGTACGCCGTATGGCCGTATCACGGAGTACCACAACACGGAGGATGCGGCGGCACTCTCCTACAACGTCTTCGCCAGCAAGGTTCACGGTGAGTTCGCGAAGCTTAATCAGATCACTAACCACTGAGCCGATGTCGCATGAGGAACATAAGGACTGTAACGATTGTGCCGAGGAGATCAGGAAGGCGAGGGAAGAGGCGACGCGCCTCTACTGGCACTTGCACGGCATCGTCTATGACGCGAAGGAGATTGCCCGCCTAGCGGAAGATGAGCCACGAGTGCGTGACACAGCGGAGCGGTACTGGCGCATGGCTTATGCGGCATGGACGAGTGATGCATTCCCACCCCAAGGAGACAAAGTGCGCGACCTTCCCCCCTCTCCTCCTCCCGAAGAAGCAGCATGACCAATAGAGAATACGTCCTCTACATTGTCGCTCTGGCCACCGCCGCCATCGTAACAACAATTCTTATATTTACATCGCCATGACTGAACCATCAGAGACACCACGGACGCTCGCGGATTGTCATACACCAGAAGAGTACGCGGACTACTATTGCAACGTTGTGGATGACCTAAGTGAAATCGCTGTGGAGAACCTTACGGTTGTGATCCGTGACGCGATGGAACAGGGCTACCACCGGTGCGTCCAGATCGCAGAGGAAAGCACGGGCATCACACACGGTGCCGCCGACATGCTTGCTGCTCGGAATCCTTATAGCGTCTTCTCACTACCTACACAACAGCTAAGTGAGTGAAACCGCATATGAGATCGAGTTACGGTATTTGGATGACCGTATTTCCAAGCTTGAACAAGAGATCGAACGGAAGGACGAAGCGCTACGCCCATTCGTTGCCGTCTGTGACGCCATCGCGCAGCTAGAGCCACCATTCCGTGCCGACATTGCTCCGATTCGCGTGAAAGCTACCGATGGCACTGTTACCGAGGTCACGCTTGCGGATGTAGCTCGGGCGCGAGCGGCCCTGTCCCCTGCCGGCCATAACGCTGCGCGCTGACTGGTGGCAGCCTACGGATTCGCTGCCGTACCGAACATGTTGTCGAGCAAGTCCGCGAGCCGGTAGCCGCCAAGCGCAATCGCCTCGTCAGCAACCGTAAATACCGCCTTGCGATACTCGTCGCTCGGGGTTTCGCCACGCTGCAACGCTTTCGGATACCCCATCCGCTCCGCCGTCGCGAGTCCTTCTGCCGACCACGCGCCAACATCCCCTGATTGCATGCGCGCCGCGAGCGATGCCTTGGGGTGATCCGCTTGGATCTGCTTGATGACCCGGTTGATGTACACCATCTCCGCTTCGCCATTTCGCGGGATGGACTCGTCGATGATCTCGTCCCAGAAGCTGTGGAGGTTGTCTGGAATCGTGCCTTTCTTCAAGAGGAAGAGGTTTCCTCCGTGGTCACCCTCCTTCTCCTTCGGTTCCGTGGTAACGCGCGCCGCGTTGTGCAACGGCTGGTGGATGTCCCCGACGAGATGGAGCATCCATGCGAGGTCATGCGCACGATCAGCCGGCGTTCCACAGCACGGCGTTTTCTTGCACGCCACCAGCGGACGAAACTCGTAGACCCGTTCGATTGCGTTCGTCGTAGGCCTCTTCTTGGGGACAATGATTAGCGCCTTCGGAGCTTCGTCGTCCTTGCCGCCCGAGACTCCTGACCAAAAGTGATCGAAGAAGTGTGCGTCTCGATCATGGAACTTCGTGCACGGCCGCGTGTCGTTATCGCCCGGCCGGACGACGTCGGGCCACGTCGCGGCTTTGATAAAGAACGTTCGTGCATCAAATCCCGTCCCGAGCTCGTGCAGGCAGTCCCCCGCCTTCGCCGCGTTCAGGATTTCCGTGACCTTCTTTTGCGTCGCCGGCTGCATGTTGTCCCATGCGATCGCCGCGACCGCCTCATGTCCTCTGGCATTCCACCCGAAGACAGGTGAGGTGGAGAGCAACGCAGCGGCCAAGACCAGGAGAAGCGCTTTTGATTTCTTCATACCCTAGGAGTGTCCGGTGCCTGCGCTTTCCCTACCCAGCATGCACACGATCGGTGAGTCCTGACATCGTAAAACCCGCTCCCATCAGTGCGCTGTCGCTGGCCCGCTTTATGCTTCGGTTGTACTCGCCACAGAACACGGCCTGCTTACGGAGGTTTCACTCCTCCGCCCACGGGTACAGTTCGACTCCGAGAGCGTGACGCCCTCGGTTCCTGCGCGCGAGCCGCAGGAGGCTATGGTGTGACACCGAACGTGTAACGGTCGGGGACCGGAAGTATCCGCTGTAGTATCGCGGAAGAAGCAAATGTCCCGATCCGCTCTGCTCGCGACAATCCCGGTGGGAAACCACCGCGAGCTTGGAGCGGACTATGGGAACGTTCGACATCGCGACTTCGGACCTCTTCACTTCACACCCAATCCTCGTCGTCCTCGCATGCCTTGTTCTCGCAGTAGCACTTCTGCTCGGCCTGCTGCACGAACTGGCGCTTGGCTTAGAGATCGCGCGCTTTCTCGTCATTCGCGTCAAGGAGCATCTTCATCACGTGGGACGTGCAACGCGACTGCTCTGGATCGAACTCACCACGTGGCGCGCGAACAATAGGGCATCGGCACCCCCAACCGACACGCCTCCCGATCGTGGTTACGGCTGATGCACTAGAGGTCTTTGCTGGACTTGAAGCGCGGAGGTTCCCGCATGCCGCACCTTCGTCATTGGCGATCCATGCGGGCAACGCCGGGGCAATGAACCCCCGATCCACGCTTATCTAGCACCAGGAGGCGGCGCCCCGGCTTCATGCTCACCACCAGCACCGGTCGCAACTTCTTGCTCGACCGCAGATTTCATGTTTGCTGGCAATACAGTATCGGTTTGACTCGCCTGCTTCGGTAGCTCTGGTCTCTGGCGCAGCATCGAGGACACCGGACTGACTCCATACGATGTGGTCAGTAATGTGATGATTCGATCTATCAGGCTCACGTCACCACTCCGACTCCGGACTCACTATCTCGTTGAGCAAGCGTCGTCGGTCACCTTCTGCTCCTCGGTCCCGACGCCAGTGATGTCCCCAACGTCGCCGGTAATCTCCGCTCCGACATGAACGTGGATGATCGCCGGGATCTTTTCCTTCCGCTTCAGAAGCTTCGGAAATCCTGCCAGCAATGCCCGTACTGGAGAAGTGGCCGTCGTGATCAAGGCAAAAATACTCACCGTCGTATCTTCCCTCTATTTCGACGCTGCACCGCCGCTGACACTTCCGGGAGACGGCACTGGAGCTGCCGGAGCGGGAGTACTCGCCGGCGATGCTGGTGGTTGCGGTATCGGAGCTAGCAGCGCTTGGATCGGCGCTTCCCCGAATTGACCCAACTTGGACGGCTGTTCGACCATATGCGTTTCGTTTGGCACGGTGGCTCCTACTTCTTCGTCGTCGGCGCGGGCGCGGGTGTCGGTACAACGGGCTTTGGTGCTTGCGGCAGCATTGCCGGTGTCGGCGTGTTGCCCTTCTTCACCTCGATGACAGCTCCGGGCCTTGTGATTACGTTCATCTTGTCGGGCATCATTTCTCCGGTGATCTCAATTTTGATCGGTGTTCCTCGTAGTGTACTCGCCTCTTTTTTCGCGGGCCAGTTACAGACCCCGAAGAGCACGAAGAACACGATGCCGCACACGAACATCCCTCCGGAAACGAGATTAAGCTTGTCGGTGTGCTCCGTATACCTGTTTGCTCGCTTCTCTGGCGGGTCAGTCTGTCCCACAACCGCCGCCCACGATGCGTCCACGTACGTAATCTCGTTGTCGAACGCCATCTGGCTGACGACGAATGAAACAACAACCGAGAGTACCGCGAGGCCGAAGCATGTCCACGATCCGTAGAGTAGCCATGGCGCGAACGGGTTCGGCGCGATCTTCTCAACGAACGTAATCGAGAGACCAATCGCACCGGCCGAGAAGGTGAGGATGGTTTGGTCGTAGGTCTTCGATTGCTCGGCCCTCCCTTCGATGAACCGGCTACGCTCCTTCGTGAGGGATTCAAAGAAGGCCGCTTTTTCCTGCTTGTACTTCTCCTCTGCGGCCTTATTCGCCGCTGCCTCTTCCGCCGCAGCATCGGGAGGTTCTGGAGGTGCCTCAACGAGAACGGCGTTTCGGAGGAGGAGCCGACGCCCCGCCGCCAAGGAGACTCGCCTGTTCAGGGACGGCGGTCGCAAGCTGCGCCTGTTTTGCGTAGGCAATGACGTTGGGGAGGTTGGGTCGTTTTCCATCGAGCAACTCCGCGACCGTGAGTATTTGGATCACGGGGAACTTCTGATTGTTCATCTTGTACGTGAAAGTGCCGGCCTCCGTCGCCTCTTGCACCATCGGTTTTGTGGGCGGCTCCATGGTGATGAACACGCCGCCGAGCGCGTGTTCTCTATCGATCGTGCCGCGGAAGTCCCGAAGGTGCGGCGACGAAATGTGTCCGCCCTTCACCTGGACGATCACCTTGCGGTACTGGACTCCACCATTCGCCGCGGGCTCAACGATGGTGATGATGCCGTCGATCCCCCTATCGGCACCCTTCATCTTGCCTTGGCGCTTGTCGCCTGCTGGCTGCGCGTTCACAAGGTCGCAACACCAATACTCGAATTGGTAGGGGTCCTGGTCGAAGAGTTCCCGCGCGCCGGCGAGATCGGCCGGGTAGCCGTCCACCGTCATGTCGAGCGCCTTGTCGGGATACGCCTTCTCAATCCGTCGCTTCACGAGATTGATCGAAAGCGTCGTGATGTCGATGATGACCCAGTTTCGATCGAGCGCTTCTGCTGCTGCGACTGTCGTTCCACACCCGCCGAACGGATCGAGCACCCAGTCACCGACGTTCGAGCTGCATGTGACGATCCGTTCGAGGAGTGCCTGCGGCTTCTGCGTTGGGTAGCCAAGCCGTTCCGCAGCGACGTTGTTCAGGGGGCTAATATCCGTGATGGTGTCCAGCGGCGGGATGCCCTTGGCCTCTTCAAGATACCGCTTCAACATCGGCACGCCGCCCGTGGACTTTGGCCAGAAGATTCTTCCTGCCGCGTCGAGAGCATCCAGCGCGGCCTGCGTCTCCAATCCCGCCACAACGTCCTTCACGAACCCAGGGATCGCCCAATGCCGTCCTTTCGAGGTCGGGTCAATCCCTCGCCACGGCGCGCCGGAGGGACCTGTGCGTGTTCCCGCTGCGGTGAGATCGGCTCGGTTGAAGCGCCGACCAGTATCTGCTTCGACGTTGTTATACCAAGCATCTGCCGTCTCCTGCGGGAGTGGCGTATAGATGTTGTTCCAGGTGTAGTCGTCACTCTTCGTGTAGAAGAGGATCGTGTCGTGGACCGGCGAGTATCGCTTTGAACTGCTGTGCGCGCTGCTCCGCTTCCACACGACTTCATTCCGAAAGTACTTCGGTCCGAATACGGCATCGAGTACGACTTTCAGGTAATGACTTGCACTCGGGTCGCAATGCAGATAGAGCGAGCCGTTCTCCTTCAAGACGCGGTGGAGCTCGACGAGCCGGACAGCCATCATCGTGAGGTACGCCAGGACATCGTTGTGGCCGATGACCTTCTCGAGCCCCTGCATCACCTCCGAGACTTTCTGTGTGTAGCGAGGTTCGGATGCTAGTTCAGTGAAGAGCGCCTGCGTCTCGGGCGTCCAGTGCCATGTGTCTTCAAAGGCATGGACTTGGGCGGGGCTATCCACAAGTCCTTCGCGGAAGAGGATGTTGTAGTTCGCCTGCGAGTTGAACGGCGGATCGAGATAGATGAGGTCGAAGTACCCCTCGTTGGAAGGGAACTTCTCTCGGAGGATTCTGAGGTTGTCGCCGAAGAACAGCGTCCGGTTCTTCACCTGTATCGGATCACTCGCTTTCGAGATGATGGCCGAACGGACGCCCACACCGCCTCCGAACCCCACAACGTACGTGTCGGCGACAGGCGACGAACGCCCCTCGACAAAAATCGTAGCCAGTATAGCCGTCACGCGCGAGATTGGATCGGCGCGTTCACAATGGCGACCACGACACCGACAACCTTCCACGTCCCTTTGGCTGTCAGATCCACCGATGCGTACGCGGGATTCGCCTTGTCGAGCATGGGCTTCTTTCCGCCCTGCCAGTACCCCACCATCCCGCCCTCGCCATCGATGTATACCGCCGTAACATCCCCCGGCTGCGGGAGCTTGGACGTGTCGATACGCACGACCCACCCCGATTCCAGCACGGGGGACATGGAGTCACCGATGATCGTACAGAACCGGGCCGTCGGTGCCAGATTCTCCGCCGTCGCGAGGACGTTCACGAACCTTCGTTGGCTCACAGCAGTCCAGCGCGAAGTTCACGGCATCGCAGATGGCTTGCGCCATCGCGGTGTCGTTCGCGCCCCCGAGGTAATACTGCTCGCCCGAGGGTGTGCGGATGAAGAGCATGCCTTGGTTGCCGCCCTCTCCACCGACTGTGAGCCGTCCATAACGGAACGCAGCGAGCAGCGGGCGAAGCTCCGTGCGTCTTCGGGCGTACTCCTCTCGGGTCATCCAGCGGGACGCTAGCATGCGCGCGGGCATCTCGCCTCTTCATTGCTATCCCTCCCTCTGCCGCCTGTTCCCATTTCCACGCTTCGTAGACCGCGCATGCCCTTCCCATCGCATATGCAAGCCTCGCAGAGCGAGCGCCGTGATGTCCCCAGTCGCGCCCTCCTCGCGATACAGCCCGGAAAGGATGTCCATGAGGCACTGTTGGAATCGGCGCTTGCCGAGCTTCATCACGCACTCGCCATCCGTGCCTTCGTAGTCGTACATCCCTGCCCAGAGATCGAACGTTCCGAGTTCGCCTTCGGTGACACCCGCAGCGGCGTAGTGTTCTCGGAGCCTGCGTAGCAGTTCTCCCTCGAACCACTCCACGTCGTATCCGTCCAGCGAACGCACCATGCTCAACTCGAGGATGAGCAGACAGCTCGCGAGCTTCGTCCCGAGGCGCGGCGCGTGGCGATCTCGCGCCGCCACGATCCGAAATGATGGACGTTCCTCCACCTGTGCGTTGAGACTCTTGCGCGCCTGCTGTCGGTCGTACGCAGGGATACTTCTCGAGGCCGGCATACGTCGCTTATCCAAAGAGCTGCCGGACACGAACATCCTCACGCGTCAGGCGTCGGCATGCTTTCGTGACTTCGACCATGCAGCGCCACGTCGGGCGTATCTGTCCCCTCCGAACGCCAAGGAGGTACTGACGGCTGTACCCCGCCTCGCGCGCGAGGCGGCTTGGCTTGATGCCGCGACTCCGCACGAAGGCTTCGATTCTCGTCGTCGCGCCCTGCACACGCGGCGCAGGGACATCCGTGCACTTCTTCCGTTCCGATTCCACACGTTCCTTGGTCACCTGTGGCAACTGCGCGATCGCCGCGACACCACCGGCGAGCGCTGCGATCGCCTGCACAAATCTTCTTCGGGTTGTTTCCATCGGCATCCTCCATCGGTCGCAAGGTGTGTGCGGCCGGTCACGCCGGGATGCCGGTCGTGCTGACCCCCGCCTTAGTCGGCGGGATCATCAAGGTGGTGCGGAAAGATGAGGGCGAAGCTGGCTCCGGGGGTTGCCCTCTCCACCACCGCTTCATCAATGAGCCCGAGCAGTTGCTCGGTCACATACAGTTCAACGCTCGCTGTGAGTTGATCGCCCCGCGCCGCTGCTTCCCGTGCTTGGGCCTCCAATGCACGAATCAGGAAGGTCGGGAGCGAGATCGTCAGAGCTTCGATTCGCACCACGTCAGGGAGGAGAGTCACGTCCTCGCCAAGCGCCCGTTCGATTTCGGATTGAGGGAAATGATCGAGGAGGACGCAAAACACATCGTCTGCGGGAACCGCGTCTTCCCACCACTCCCCTCCATGTGTTGCGAGTTGCTCTCGTACCCATGCCGCGTCCTGATCGACGAGCCGTGCGATTTCTTGCACGGTCAGGGTGCCCGTGCAGCGCGCCACCCGTACGAGCAGCGCACGATCCGCCAGCGGAGCCATCCGCTGCATCGGCATCCTCCTGTATTTCTGGTGTTCATCGTGGCCTTTTGTGCGATCTAGGCAACAGCAAGCCAGACAAGTTTAGGTTCCAATGGCGTTTAGCGCAACTCTTTGATGCGACCGCTGGAACAACTTGGCCGGACGATCCGCAGCGAACGGAAGAAGCGGAAGCTCTCGCAAGAGGCGCTCGCCGACCGCGCGAAGCTCAATCGCTCCTACCTCTCCCATGTCGAGAACGGCACGGCAAACGTGACGCTGCTCGCCGTCTTCCGCATCGCCCGTGCGCTTGAAATCCCGTTAGACACCCTCCTCTCCGACTTCACGCTCTCGAAGTTGAAGCGGATGCGCTTGCACTAGCTCCCGCCCTGATCCTTGACCAAGGCAACGCGCGCTCCGTAGCGTTTGGTGTGTCACTTCACCGTTCACGGGTCTTCCTATGGCCGAACACGACGACGGGCGCTCGACCAGTCATCCAGGGCGTACACACATCCTCCCGAAGGGCGGCGACTCACTGAGCTATTGGCTCAAAGCCATCCTTGGCGTCGTCTCGCTCATCACCGTCGTTGTGGGCGTGACGCTCTTCGTGGTCACACTTCCGACCAGCGCTGAACGTGCGATCGCCGCGCTCCAGAACCAGTTCCAAGCCAACGCCACGTACAACGCGCAGACGTTCCAGACCAAAGAGGAAGCGGACGCGCGACAGGCAAAGCTCGATGCGCGCCTCGACCGCATTGAGGCCGGCGTGAATGAAGCTGCCAAGAACACCGCCCTCATCATGGGCGCCCTCGGAATCAAACCCCTGAAGTAGTGCCTTCCCTCATCGACTCCCTGCATCCAGCGGTTCGAGACCTCGCGCACTTTGTCGAGAACGAGGCGGATCGGATCGCCTTCCAGCATGGGAAGCGTTGCCGCATCACGCAAGCGCTCCGGACGAAAGCGCAACAGGACGCGCTGTACGCCAAAGGAAGGACGAAGCCCGGCAGCATCGTGACCTACGTTCAAGGCGGATACTCGGAACACAACTACGGCACGGCATGGGATCTCGGCGTCTTCACCGAGGACTTCGCGCACTATGTCGGCAGCGCTGCGCTCTACGAGACCATCGGAGAAGCGATCCGAGCGCTCAACATCGCGGGCCTGATCTGGGGCGGCGACTTCCCGAAGTATTTTGACGGCACCTTCCGGGACTTGCCACATTTCGAATACCACGTCCCGTATCCTCCAGGCGTCCGCGCAGATCGGCTGCCGTTTGCGTCACATCCGTACGACCTGAAACTGACTCCGCCGCTGCTGCCGACACCCTCCATGGAAGGAGCAGACACCTTCACGCCAGAACCCGAACAAGATCGCGCGTTCAGCGACATGTTGGGCCAAGGAGTCTTCACCTCCGACACACCGAAAACCGAGGAGATGTACCGGCTCGCGCTCATTCTCAAGCTCTACGCGCATTTCGGTGACCGCAGGTGGGTACGGCGTGATGGCACGTAGGAGCCGTCTTTGACCCGCACGGTGGCACCACGTAGGGTCGAGATGCATCCCGTTCCGTCCACTCTCCGTGGCAGACGACACAACTCCGGCACAGTTCCTCGCCCTCGTCGATGCGGCGGCGCAAGAGAAAGCCAAGCTCCTCTTCGAGACGGCGATGTACCGCATCCTGATCTCGATTGAGCAAGAGGCGAAGGCCGCACGCGCCACGGCGGAAGAAGCGCTCGACAACGTCATCGGCCTTGCTATGAGTCTCCTTCCTGATGGAGACGACGATGATGACGACGAAGACGACGCGACGTTCATGAAGAAGCCCGAGGACGACGCAGACGCCGTTTGACCGCTCCTCGCTGCACCCGTAGCGTTCGAGCGAAGCATCACCCCGCATCCTATGTGGCAGTACGTCCTTGATCTCGTAAACAGTCCGTCGTTCCCTGCCGCCGTGCTTGGGGCCGCCGTTCCGTTCGTCTTTGCATTCGTCGCCAAGGAGGGCGTCGAGCTTTCAACGCGGGTGAAGTACGGCATCAACGTCTTCCTCTGCACCGCCGTGGCCATGATCCCGATGCTCGTCCGCTGGAAGGTCAGTGGGTTGCCGCCTGCGGAAGACTTCTGGCATTCCATCATCGCAAGCCTCACGGTCTCGCAGAGCCTGTTCCTGCTCTACGTGAAGCCCCGCCAAGACGCCGCAGCCGGATCATCGACTGCCCCACCGCCGAACGCCTGACTCTCCGCATGACAACAGACGACCTGGCCGCACATCGCAGTCAGGTCGTTGTTTGTTACTTCTTCGTCATCGCGTCCTCCTTTTCACCGCGCCACGGCCCGTGACGTGAAGGGTTGGCGGGCATGCCGGCGAAGCGCCGACTGCACCACCGTCTCCGCCTCACGTGCGATCCCTGCACGGGCGCAGAACATCCAGACGACCTCGCGCACCTCCTCAGCCTCGAAGCCTCTCCCCAGCCCTTCTGCGGCGATCACGAAGGCGTTATGGTTCCTGCCGCCCTCGCTCGTGCTCCGGCACATCGCCCATGACCGGAAGGATCGGAGCGAGTCGGAGGACGGGTGCCGCCAGCGCGCGACCCTCGGCACGGCCGGCGTTCGCTCAACCGGGTGCGCTTCCAGGACATCCCGCAGCCGATATCGAAGCTCCGGCGCACAGTGGTACATCACCACGCGGATCGGCGCGGCCTTCATATGGAAGAATCCGGGCAGCCGCATCGTCCGCGTGATGTCACACACTTGGGGATCAGCGCCATAGAACGCCGCGAGCTGCCGCTGCGCGTCCGGGATCACTCGCAGGTTCTTCGCGTGCTCCAAGAGCCAGTACGCATGCATGCCGCGCGCGGTGAAGGAGCAAATGGATGGCGGCAGACCAAAGCGGTTCAGCATCATCGAATCGTGATCGATGAAGACCGCCCGCGGCCGGATGACGTGTTCCACTGTCCTCCCTTGGAGATCGGTTTCCTGCACCGTCACGCACACCGCTGCGCCGCGTCGATTCAGCTCCGTCAGGATGTCCTCATGCTCGGCAAGCGACCCGTGCAGAATCCGCGCGAGATACCGCCGTTTCGCGGGCGAATCGTCAAGCGTTTGCAGCGTCACCCGCGCCGTGAGTCCGTCTCCGCCGGTCAATGCTCCAATGAATGCTGCGGCCTGCTGCAAATCCGGGTAGAGCAGTCCTCGCATGGTGTCGCCTCCTTGTGAAAGGTCGCGTTCTTGCGTCCTCCCCTTAGAGCTACACCCGCACCCCTATGCCGTCATCGAAAGGCGTCGAAGGGCGTTATGGCTCGTACTCAATGTCGATCCCGCTCTCCTCCGCTTGATCGTGCTCCCGGACAGCACCCAGACTCTGTTCCCACCCCGAGAGCATGTAGATGCCGTCGCATCGAGTGAGAATCTCCAAGTCCTCGCGAAGACAGAACTCGTAGCTCATCTCGCCATCGGGCTTCCCGCCATTGCGATGCGGGACGATGACTGCGTAGCCGCGCCGGCGCAGCATGATTCCGGCATCCTCGGCGCGTTGTGCGTTCCGCTCTGCTTCCGCAAGCGTCGGCGCCGTGTACGGCCCGGAGACATACCAGACGGGCATTGGAACGCGCGCCTCCTCTATCTCTTTCATGCAGGCGGGGTCGGGTCACTGATCTCCATACCAGCCGCTCGTACTTGTGCCATCTGCAAGGCATCCATCGTGAAGCGGAACTCCTCTCCGAAGATGCGGACACGGAGCTCGTCGTGCTTGCAGACGATGATCACCTTGTGTCCATCGTCCGTCGTAGCCTCGAAGACGAAGGGGTACGTATTCACCGCGTGGACGCGCAATGATTCCTTACGCATCTGCGAGCACGGCAAGGTCTTCATGCGGTTCAGACACGAGCGCGATGTCGGTGTCGGCCTCCGCATCCGTCGGCTGCGCCTTCTCCACCGTGATCTTGGTCACCAGCTCCACGTTCACCTTGCGACCGTCACCCGCGAACAAGGAAAGCTGGACGGCTCCGCTCGACGCAATGCTCTCCGCTGACGCATGGACGTAGAGTTGATCGAAGAGCGCTTTGGCTTCCTGCTCTGCCGTCTTCGCTTCCTCGAGCTTCTCGAAGAGGGACGCATGCTTGCCTTGGAACTGCTCGGCTTCCGCACGGTACTCGCCGGCCGCTTGTTTCTTCGCCGCCTCAAGCTCCGTCAGCGTGTCATCGGTCGCCTTCGTGTCCTTGATGGTCTTCGCAATCTCGCGGCGCGCTTTCTTGGCCGCTTCGTACTCGCGGTACGCCTGTTGGGTCTTCTCGGTGAGCTGCATGGGGAGGGAGGTGGAAGATTGGTGATAAGGGTGAGTACAACGCGTACCTACCCTTCGTGGGTAAGGGTACGGACAGATTGTCCGTACCCTTGGCGCTATGGCGACTCGACGTGAAACGTGTTGAGCACCGGGCGCGCGTTCTGTGCCGCGACCTTCGCGGGAATCTTGCTGTTCGCCGGCTTGGGCTTCGCCTTGAGCGCGGCGGACTTGGCCTTCATCTTCGAGAGCGGGGATCCCCCGGCCTTCTTTTTGTCGCGTTGGTACTTCGCGCGCCGTGTCTTCTTCCGATTTTCAGCGCGCACGGGTGCCTCGTCCGCTTCCGCTGCCATCGCCGCAAGGTACTCGGGCGTTTCCTTCCCCTCGAATTGCGTGACGTACAGAGTCGCGATTCTTCGCGCTCGGCCTTTGTGGATGCCCTGGTCTTTTTCTAGGTGACACGTCATACAGAGCGTCCAGACCATGTGCCACCGTTCATCGGGCAAACCGTTCCATGTGGTCGCACGGCCCCAGATGTGATCCACCGTGAGCCGCGACATCGGGTGCTGCCTCTTTTCCCACTCAAAGTAGTTGTCCTTGGGGTATTGCTTCTGGCATTCACAGCATTTGTATCCATCGCGCTCAATGATGAGTTCTCGCTGGCGGGCGTTCATCCTTTCTTGCGTGACTTCTTCGGTGCCGGCTCCGCTGCTCCAAGCTTGCTCACGATGCACGTCCAGCCGATCGCGATCGCATCCGTCACGTCCTCGCGCTCGGACTTCGTCAGCTCTCGTGCTGCGGGCGACAGGTACTTCTCCATCGCGGCGTAGACCTGTGGCTTCTTTGCGTTGCCGTTGTTCGTCGCTATCCGCTTCACGGTGGAGTTCGCGTACTTGCGGAACGAGATGTCCTTGCCCTCGCACCATGCTTCGATCTCATCAGGGATGCAGTTCAGGACACGTGCGCTGTTCCCGCCACGCCGAGCGTCAACGAACATGGACTCGCAGGCGATGTAGTCGATCCCACCGATCTCACGCTCTTTGCCAGCGATGAATCGGACGATGCGGATCAGGCATTCACTCGGAGCGTTCCAGTCGCCCGGATGAAAGACGCCGTTGTCGACGCACTTGCCATCCTTGAACACAGCCCAGCCAAGGCTTCTCGTTCCGGGATCGACGCTGAGCAGGGTCACGCAGATTGTTTTGGTGATCGTCCCCGGCGATGGCCGCACCTTCGGTGTAGTGCGGCCGTCTCGCTCGGGTGAGTCCTGATTTCGCGAGCGCGTACGCTGGCTCCGTGCGGGCCTACGCGCCGTCTCTCAAGACTGGGGAATGAGTGCGGGTGTTCGTCACCCGGCCAGAGGAGCCATCCTGCGCGTGTGCCCCGGTTCTTCACCTCCATGAGCAAACAGGCAATGGCGTCCTCTGGCCGACCGATGAACGGTCAGCCCCTTGGGTTCATTGTGGTCGCGGAGAGGACTCGAACCTCCGCCTCTGGCGTTGCTGCCAGCGCTCTTCCAACTGAGCTACGGCGACCTCACCTTCTCGAATCCAGGAGGCACCATCCGTCTGCCTCACCTCTACGACTGATACGTTTGTACCGTCATCAACGCGGCGTACCGGACACCTCGACGGGGTGCTGGTGAGCGTACGGTTCTTCACCGGACGCCTAGGCCGTCTCGCTCGAAAGCAGACGACACACGGCACGATGCCTGCTGCGCGAGCACCGGGAAACCCCAATACACACAGGCGGGCCGACTTTCAGCGCCGGATGACAGATGGTGCATCCTAGACTCGATCCATCCCGGCAGCATCCCCGAGGAGGACAACCGCACCACGCCCTGCTGTTGATGCGGAGTCTACAACGGCCTCCACGAGAGGATGCTGTCAGGTGATCTGATCCAGGGTGCGCCGCACGTCCCCGTGCTCGCTGCCCGATATTTGTACAGCGCCCTCGTCCATGAGAGAGCGTCGGTCGCCAACATGGACAGGTGATTCGGCACGAGCATACGTCTCCTCGGTTGGCGCGGCACAGCCTAGATCAGATCAATTGAACCCAAGGATGTGAAAGAGCAGCGCGCCGCCGCTAGAACGGCAATTCTGATGGGTCGAAGTCTTGCTCTCGTGTCGTCAGAGAAGAGGCGGCAGCACTCATTGAGCGCGCGTCCGCCCACGAATCAAACTTCACTTGGTACATGTCCGCAGGCGCAGCGTCCTTCGTAAAGGTGAGGACATACCGCGCTTCCAGCGGGTCGCGGCCGCCCATCTTTGCCGCGCTCTCCATCTGCTCCCGAAGCTTCCTGTAGGCCGTGAGCTTCATCCAGACATCCCATACACGCGCCGTACCGCAGGACTCCCCGGCGTGCTTGCCACCGGTGCGCTTGAACTCTGTCTCCTCGCCGAAGTCCGCTTCGATCACGACGAACCACTCGATCTTCGACGTGCTCTTGACTTTCCCCGTGTCCGGCCATCGTTCGACTTCGCCGGTCTTCCAGTCTTTCTTCGGCACGCGGAAGGGCCCATTGCCGCTCTCGTCCGCGACGAGGTACTCACCGCAGAGACGCCAGCCCTGTTCTCCTTCGCTGCGAATCTCGACGTTTCCCGGAACCCGATCGTCCTCCATGAGGTTCTTGAGTCGTAGTTTCGCGCCGCCAAGAAACTTGTCTACCCCGAACCGCTCTCGCCCCATACTGCGCGGTTCCTTGGCCGTCAGCTGGAACGGATGCCCGGAGATGTCCTTGCAGTCGAAGACTGTTGGATTGTAGTCAGGCATCGGTACGGGGCTTATGGGCAGCGTCGTGCTGACTCTTGTATTCGCGTCCTACATCAAGCAACGCGGCTACGGCTTCCTTCGCCACGTCCTTGCGCGCCTCTTCAACCTTCACGCTGTCCGGGAACTCCTTGCCGTAGTACACGGAGAACTCTTGAAAACCGTACGGCTCGGGCCCCGGCTTCCGCACGGTCACCGACGCCGTGATCTTCACCGAACGACCAACGACTTCCTGTGTCACATGGACGACTTGTGGGGTTTCTTCCGATGGCACGGCGGGAGGGAGGTGAAGTGGTGTGTTCGCTCTTTACACTACTCTCCGTAGCGTCATCGTTCAAGTGGAAGTCAAGTCGTTACGCGACGAGGGCGAGTTGATCCGCAATCGGCGCGCGAAGGTCACATCGGTAGCGCACCTCGTCAGCAGCATTGATGTGTTTCGCGTTCAACGACAACTCCCAGGACTTGCCGTACTTCTCGTGGACACCGAACAGAAGCTGAATCGGATCGCCGTAGAGTCCGAGACCGATCGCGTACTCGTCGCCGCCCTTCAAGCTCGCGTTCATAATCATCTCGCCGATGCCTGATTGCAGGATCGCTTTTGTATGGAAGTGGCTCGTCACGAAGTACCGCACGATCCGGTTCTGTACCGCGTGAATCTCGGCCCACTTTCCGACCTCCCGCTTGAAGCCGTAGAACGGGATTCCGAGCGAGCCCCGAACGGTGTCGCCGTGCTGCACTTGGAAGAGATGCCCCTGGACATCGACGACCGCCCAATACGACTTCGGGATGATGAACTCGATGTTGCTCTGGTTCTTCAGCAGCATCGCCAACGTATTGTAAAAAACGTAGTCCCACGACTTCGTCCCCTTGTTCTTGAAGGTCTTTTCTTTCTGCGTCCGCCCGTGGTTCCCAACGACGCAGGTGACGATGACCTTCGGGAACTGCCGCGCGAGGTCTTGAAGCGCCTGTGCGGTCACGAGCGCGCCCATGAGGGCCTGATCGACGATGTGCAGCTCGTTCGATTCGATCAGCTCCTCATGGATGATGCCGGACACCATATCGCCCGTGAGGAAGACGTGAAGATCCTCAAAGATATGGTTCGACATGTTGCCCTGCGTGAACGAGATCGTCTTCTCGACGATGTGCTGCAGGCGCCTCGTGAAGATGTCGAAGTTGTACTCGTTCAGTCCGCCCATCTCCTCTGCGTCGATCTTCTCGCCGATGTGCCAGCATGAACCAACGAGTACCGCCGACTCCTTCACCGCATCCTTGCTGACGATGTAGGGCTTTGGCGCCTTCACCGAAGGGAGCGCCTTCACCACCTCGCTCAGCCGCAGCATCAGCCGCTCGACCGCGTTCGCCTGCGAGACGGCGATCTCATACTTCTTCTTCAACTCTTCGTACGCTGCCTTCGTCTCGATCTCCTCGCGATCCCGAAGGACGGACTCGCTGAGGTATTCATGCGTTGGCTCATCTGCCACCGGCGAAGGAGCCGCTCCTCCGGCCACGCTGCGGGCGAGGTGGCCCGTCACGGCGTCTGCCGTCAGTCGCACCCGAAACTTCTTGTTCGCAGCCTCGGCGATGTCTCTTGGTAGTTTCCCCTTCTTCTTCAGGGCTACGGCGTAGTCATGGAGTCCTGGCTTGCGCCAGATGCTCGTCGTTTGATTCGGCATGGAGATGTGAGGTGGATGACGAGTGCGTTCTAGTCCTTCGTCGCTGCTGTGAGCCGTTGCCACGCGACCGCGATCTCATCCCCGCCAGCGGCCAAGGTGAAGGTGATGTCGGGGCTGTCGCCTTCGGTGTTCAGCAGGACGGTGCGGATGTCAGGGAAGCCAGCCGTCCAGAGTTCCTTCGTCCGGACGTTCACGCTATCGATCGACATGGGATCGATGACTTGCTTGAACCAATGCTCCATGCGCGAGTAGAAGACGTTGGCGGGCGTGATGAGGAGGAACTCTCTACTGATCGCCATGTAGCCGATCCAGATGAACTTGAGGAGAAGCAGGAGCGCGATGCCGCCGGCGAGGATCGCGCCCTGCGAGTGGAAATCAACCTGGAAGAGCTGCGCCACGATGACCGCAACAGCGAGCAGACAGGCCAGCATGAGCATCTCGACCGTGAACCCGACCCACGCCATCCAGTGCTTGCGGATGATGTAGCCGTAGCCTCCTTCACGGAAGTCCTCGTCGGCGAGGTACAGCTTCTTCCCCCGATAGGTATGGAGGTTCACGTACGGCATCAGCGGCGCAGGTACGAGAGCAGTAGCTTCACCGCCCACGCGACGAGCGCCAACACTACGAGCACGATGACGAAGCGCCCCAGGAACATGAGGAGCAAGGCGAGCAACAGCAAGCCGACCGCCGTTGCGAAGGGAGAGCTAATCGTCGGCATCCGCATACGAAGGGTCGGTTACAAGCGCCGTGAGGGTGGCGAACATCCGCTCCCGATCTTCCGGCGTGTCGTTCTCGATCAACACGTCATGGACGATCTGCGTCATCTCGGTCTCGGAGGGGTGCTCAAACACGGAGGGATCGAAGGTTCCGTCATCAATCTGCGCGCGCGCTTCCTGTGTCTCGCGCGATGCCGCGATCCGCACGATGAGGAACCCACACTTCCGTAGCAACTCTGCTTCATTCCTGTACCGGACATCGGAGCAGGCGAACCCACTTCCCTGATGCTCGTCCTCGAGCCTGTAGCGTCGAATCACCGACCCGACCCAAAGTTCTGGATCAACGCCTCTTCCGGCGAGTCCGCCATCTTGCAGCGGTGCCCGCATGAATCCCTTGTTCGTCGTGTCGAAGCCGGCCGCTTGGAACGCCGCATTGACCGTCGCTTTCACCGTCTCCGAGATGGAGATGCGGCGGAAGCCAAAGGACGCGACGAGAAAGTTTGCTGCCGTGTCCTTCCCGGTGCGGAGTCCACCGACAAAAGCGATACGTTGATGCGCCATCAGCCTCTGGCGGGAGGAAGCCCGAACAGATGCCGGTTCCGCACGATGTAGCGCCGCAGTCGTACATCGAGCGCCGCCCATGCCTCTTCCGTGAATGCGCGCCGCACGAAGATCGACTCCTCATCCGTCCACACATAGAGGAGCTGCGGCCAGCCGATGATGCGAGCGAGCCGCCGATACGCTGACGCGAACGGCACCACGTTCCCAAGCTCCCGCGCCGCCAAGCGAAGATTCGTGAACTCCTCCGGCCGTGAGTACGGAGTGAAGGTCTTGAAGTACGCCTCGCCGCGCGGCCGAATCTTCATGACTAGGTTATCCGTGTCGATGCGTGAGGTCTGCTCGAAGAGCCACAGGCCATCATGCTTCGTCGGCCGCACTTCACCCGCTGCGATGCATCGTTCCACCATCGCCACGGGCAGCACCGCATGGATGGCGGATGCAGCGACGAAGACGCCGCGCTGTGTGATGTCATGTGGTTGTACCGCTTCATCCTCCACCGCTTCGGGAGCGGCGCTCATCTCGTCCGGCATTGAGGGGTGTGTAGATCGACTTCGTTCTACCAAACGCCGACGCGAACACAAGACCCGCAGCATGCAATCGTCTAGACAAGCATTGTGGATTACAGCAAAACCAGCCGCCCCGGTGAGAGGGACGACTGGTCTGCTTTGTAGGTTCTAGTTTGCGTAGTAGCGGTCCGCGCCGCTCATCACGGTGCGCATGTATTTGTCAGCGCGAGGCCCGGAACCGTTATGCCGCTTGATCGCCTGCGCGATCGTGCGGCCACCGTCGAGCATCTTGCGCCAACTGTCCGCAGTCGTGCGGATGTTCTTTTCCGCGTTGTGACAATCTGCAAGCCCACCAGCGAACCAACCCTTCCACGTGCGCTTGCTGTCATGCATTTGGTGGATGCCACACGACGTGCCTCCATCCCCAATCGCCTTCTCACGGAAATGCGTCTCATATGACCCGTCCGCGACGAGGTAGCGTACGGGCACACGGTAATCACGGCACGCACGTTCATAGATCGCAACAAGGTACTTCGGCACTTTCGAGAAGCGCGAGCTCGGCGGCGAGAACGGCTCGATGCTATCGGTCGAAGATACGGCCGCCACAGGAAGGGTGCAGTCATCGCCCGACCGAACTGCGGGGTTGGCCTTCGGAGAAGGCGCAGTTTCGGGCGGCGCCTTGTCGGTCTCTGCTTCAACCGGAGCGACGGGGGGTTCATCGGCCGGAGGTGATGCCGGAAGCTCCGCAGCTGACATCTTGATGCGCTCTACTTCGTACACATCTCGATACTCCTTATGGATCGCCCCCGAGTTATCGACGCGGAGCGTGAAGTTGTCGCCAGGATACGTACGCGGCGCACTCGCGAACGCGAAGCCCGCACCGCCGACGATGGCGAGTGCAGCAAGCCCCGCAATGAAGGTTCGCATGATGTTGGTGTTCAGGGATGTTGGACGAGGGGAAGCCGGGAGGCTCACGACGTTTGGGTTGGAGTTTGGGAATCGCGAAGCGTGACCGTGAGGGGGATTGTCTCGGCTCCGCAGTTCTCACCGTACAGGATCACGGCTCGGCGGACAACCACGGATTCGGCGTGTTCCAGACGCGCTCTCCATCGATGAGCGTGACGTAGTTGAGCGTGCCGCCGTGCGGGAGATAGACGCTCTCGAAGACTTGGTAGAGATGCCCGCAGGCCCACGCACTGTATACGCGGTATGCCCATGCATCGTCTTCATATACAGTAATCGGCGCGAACATCGGCACGCATGGCTTTGCCCAAAGCGTGATGAACGCAAACAACATGGGTGTCACAAGGAGAGGGGGTAAGAGGTTACGCAGGCCGGCAGTTCGTCACGTCGCCTCAGTCCAGGTATTCGATGGTGCGCCGGTCAATGCTGGACGGGGTGGCTATTTCGCCACCCCGTCCCTACAAAAGTTTGTGTGCACGTAGTCTTCAGCGCCGTCGAGATACTCCTGTCGCCGGCGTAGTGCGTGACTGACCTCCAACCGTGTCGTCCGTCACCTGTCCCCGTTGAAGTCCGCGATGAGGCACTACCGTGACGATCTCCGAGCGTCCCATCGCGCCGAGATCGGCCAATGACATCGTGTTCTTGGCCTCCGGCGTCTTTCCGTCCGACGCATCTTTCGGAGACACCACGATCGCGGCCAGCGAGATCTTGGCGGTACTCCCGCTCGTAACGGTACGTGACCGATCACTTGAAACGGTGCCCACGACAGACCACGAGCCGGACGGGTCGAGCCGCCCCTCGCCGATCTTGGTCCACGGGCCCGTGTTGTGGACGTCATCACCGAGGCCGAGCGCATACACGAAGACCATGCAGTCAGCCCCCGGCGTAGTGTCGCCCCCAACGTGGGCGATGGAGTCAGTAGAGACACCGCCCGTACGCAGCTTGAGACGCGCGGCCACGAGATTAGCCGGAGACTCCGAACCGAACAAGGCATCGTTGGCGTTGCAGCCGGTTCCGCACAACTCCTTGAGATTGGATACCCACGTGAAGTCCGAGCGCTCGCTGGGCGTCGCGGGAATGGAGGAGAGTGTTGCCAGCGTCCCATCCCACGTCCCGTTCACCCGGATCACGATGTAGTCACGCCCGCCAGAGACGACGGTGCCGGCCGGGTCGTACTCGGAGATAAACGCACGTGCATCAGTGATGACCGGCGCGATGTGAACGGGTACGCGTTCAACATGCGATGTGCGCTGCATATCGAAGAGGGCAAAGAGGAGCACCACGATAATCGCGAGCGGGGTGAACGTACTCGTGGCCCACCGCGGGAGCTTCGTTACTGTTCCTTGGGGCGCATAGATCGTCCCGGATGGCGATCCGGGGTTCGCCATCATGTCGTGCGGAACTGCATTGCTCACGTAGAGCAACGTCGCGAGGCCGCCGCCAGCGCTTCCTCGCACAACAGCGGCGGGCGCGATTTCCGCCCGTGCCCGACGTCTGAACCGTAGCACCCCGAAGAGTGTCACAAGCGACGCGATCATGGCACTAACCGCGTTTGTCGAATCGGTAAGCACGGTGACGTAGCTAGAGATGTCTGCACCCATGCCACCAGTGTCGATCCAACGGCAATCGTGCACCACATCACTTTTGGTAACCCGAGAGGCATACCTATTACGAACCAGTGACAAGCCGGCTCATGCCACTACATTTGGCAAGTTCAGCAGCAGGCGCGCTACAACTCCGGCGCAGGTTGCGGCTTCATCGCGCCCTCGTCGTCATACATGGAGTGACCGGACGGCTAGAGGCCGGCGACATCGCATGCGTCGCAGACGCGCTGGGTTGGTTCGAGTGCTACGCCGCAGCCCACACAGCGTCCGGGTTCAAGCGCCGGGAACGGCTCGTACGGTTCGGCGCGATCCGGCGTCACAGCTGCGCTATCTCCCGGCGCACCCACGGCGTCTTGGACTGCGAGTCGTACGGGACTCGCATGCGCGAAAGCCACACGTACCTTCTGCACAGGTGGCCGTATGCACCAGCGGCGGATCGCAACTCGGTTCCTTTGGAGCACGCCCCGGATGATTTGTCGGCTGGTGTTCCACTTCCGCGCAATCTGCGGCATCGTCACCGCCGCGTCGCTCGAATACGCATCACAGATTGCCCGCTCTTGTTCAAGTGTGAACCGGAAACGCCGCTTGCTTGTCCCGTGCGCCACCAGTTTCTTCCCGATGATCTTCTGTGCGCTCGCGGTCGTGTAGCCGCGCGCAACAAAAGTGCTGCATACGTCGCTGCATAGCACCATTCCATCATGCAAGACGCCGCGTCCCGTGATCTGTCCGCCACATGCATCACAGCATGGATCGCTGGTGGTCATAGAGAGAGGCAGGAAGCGTATGTACGAAGCCTCGCCCGCAGCCACGCGAGCGCACCGGCCTTCGGGGGCCTCCCGACATCCACCGTATCAACCGGCCCACAGTTCGGGCACTCGTTCCAGATCGTCGCGCCCCGCATGTCCCGCCTGAATCGCCCTGCGCCGATGCCGACCATGCCGTTACAGGTCGGACACTTCGGAAAGTGACGCCGCTTCATACGGCCGCAGGTTTGCTGGCGAGCCGATACCAGAACAAGTTCATCTTCTCCGCATCCCGCTTCACCGAGAAGCCATAACCGAACCCGCGCAATTCGTTGAGCCGTGCTCCGTACCGGTAGCCTCCCGCTTTGAGCAGTTCCCGTGCGCTGTGGTAGCGCCGATCTCGGAGCAGCTCGAGGAGCTTCGCCTTCCTGCTTGAACGTGTGAAAGGTGTCATGCCGATGGTGGGTAGAGGAATGTGGTGACGGATGCCGGCGAAATGTTCGATTCGCGCGTGACCGTGTGATGCTTTGGATAGTTCGACTCGATGATGTCGAACGTGCCGTCCTGGTGGACCGCGGTGACGACCGCGACGTGCCCCCAGGTGGAGAACACGCCCGTCGTGAAGACGGCGACCGCATTTACTTGAGGATCGGAACCGGAGTGGACACCTGCGCCCTTCGCGAGTTGCGGCCATGTCTTCGCGTGGCGCGGAGGCTCGCCAGCCAACCGCGGGAAGTAGAACCCCGCGAAACCCGTCTGCTCGCGAACGAACTTTGCAGCAAACCACGTGCATTCCCCTTCGGGATAGTCAGGACCGCTGGTGTTGCTGGTGGTCGCCGGCACTTCGTCCGCGCGCCAGTCGTCAACGCGCTCCACGTCGTAGGGCTTACGGGAAGCGGCGAGTGCTACTTCCCCGCCGACTGAAAAGCCTCGGTGATGGCCGGATCAATCTTGATCGGGCGCGTGTCTTTCACGCCCCGATTCGCCGCCTCGATCTTGCGTTTCTCGATCTCCGCGCGCTCCGATTGCAGCGCGGCGAGTTCGCTTTCTGCCTGCTTGAGCCGCTGCTCGTTCTGCTCAATTGTGAGCTTCTTCTCGTTGATCTTCCGCAGGACGACTGCCTCTTCGCGGGTCGCGACGTTGAGCGGATCGTTGTACAACCGCACCGCGAGGAACGCGCCAGCGAAGAGAAGGAGAATGAGCGCGGCAACCATGCCTGTCTTCCATGTGAGGACGTGCCGCTGGGGAACATAGACCACGACGCCGCCCTCCGGCGTCTCGTTGTGAGCTTTCATAAGTCTTGTCTGTTACCAAGAAGTACCACCGCCGCCTCCGTGTCCGCAGCCGACCGCGCCGAGTTCCTGGTACATGGCATCAGCGCCAACGCCGAACCCGCGCTCAACGCCTTTGGTATATGCCAGATACGCGACCGCTACGATCACGAGGAGAAGGGTGATGAACTTCATGGATGTTGATGTTAGGGACGAAGGGAGATGACGTGCGGGTGATCTTGCGTACCGACATCGAAGCTCCTCAGGTTCGCGACCATATAGAGCAGGCCAAAGAGCGCGACTGCGATCACCACGTACGCCGACGCTTTGTTGTGTTTCATGTCAGCCGGCGTTACTCGTATCCTGCTGCGCGATCGCGGAGTAGAGGACGTCGGCGACGCAGGCGATAAACAATACGACCCACACCACGACCGTCGTTACAAATGCCTCTGTACGCAGGTTGATGAACCACGATCGAAAATTGAGGATGCTGACGATACCGTAGAGGGCTGTCACGCCTATCCAAAGAAGACGCATGGCAAGTCGTCTCGCGAGCACCATCGCCCCGACGAAGGCCACGGCCCCCAGCGTCGCCCACGCAAGGAGGACGCCGACCCATACCGAGAACAAATATCCAAGGAACTGCATGTGAAGTTGATGTTACTTAAGAGAGAATCTCCGCGACCTCGCGGGCATCGTTCAATCGTTTGATGCGCTGCACGACCCGGCGTTCGGCGGCGCGCTCGCTCCGCAGCTCCAGAACGCGCCAGGTGAAGATGGCGGCGCAGGTTGCCACGATGAACGCGAAGCCGATCTTCGGAAGACCGACTCCGTAGAGGAGCACGGAGATGACGAGCAGCACTTTGGCTGCGATGGATGCGAGTCGCATTCGGCTGCTGATTACAGGATGGTGTTCTTACACCCCTTGCACACGATGGCGTGACAGAGCGTGCACTGGTCGATGTCATGGACTCCCAGTTCTTCGAGCGAACAGATGCAGAGCGCCGCGTGATGGTTGGGGTAATCGGGTGACGGACAAGGATGCGCGCCGTTGCACGTCTCGCCACGTTTCCATTGCTTCCATTGCTTCGGCTCTTTCCGCCGCTTGGGTTGCTTCATATGAGTGCCGTGGAACTCCGCATGACGTTCACTTGAAGGGTCACTCCCGTGTTGGCCGGTGGTTCGAGACCCGTCAACCGTGGCATCTCGGTTTCGTGCTGGAACCCGGCCGGCGCGAGATCGACGGACGGAGAAGGAACGACAACGGCGTTCACCCGTTCCACCCGCACGACCGGATGGAGATGGACGAGCGCCGTTCCTGCGACAAGTCCCAAGACTCCGAAGAACCCGGTGAGCGCGAGCGCAATAACCTTGTCCCGCGCAACGAGTACCGCCGCCGCCCATACGCAGCCGAGCACGACGAGGATGATTCCGGGAAGCGTCATGGGGTTACGAGAGGAACAGGCTGGATGCGACCGCTGCGCTGATCCCCGCCACCGCGAAGAACAGCAGGGACGCGAAGATACCGATGACAACGTTCGTGTAGTCGCGCTGTACGAACGCAGCGAGCGTGGCGGAGATCGAGAGACCGCCGAGCACGATCATTCCAACGGCGACGACAACTGCTTCGGTCAGCATGGAAGTTGGTGTTAGAGGATGCGGTACGCGCGTTTCTCTTCGCCGCTATGCCGCCGCATGATGGCGTCGATCTCTGCCTCGTCGTCCGTGCTGAACGCGATCTGCGTCCGCTTGAACGTCGGGTGCGGCTCGAGTACGACGTACCGGGAAGGCCATTGTTGGAGATATGCCACCTGGCCTTCAAGGAGCGGCATTTCTATCCGCGAGCCGAGTGCTAAGCGCTCGAACGTCACGATGTGGAGATTATCCATAGAACCAGTGTGAAGAATTGAGAGGTGCTCGTGCCTGCGAACCCACACGCCGCCTTAGCCAGAACATCGTGCGGAGGGGCGAGGCACCGGGCCTGCGTTGTAAACGAACTTCCTGTTTGTGGACAGTTCTACTGTACGCCTGATTCCGCGCCGTTTCAACGCTCGTGTCTAGTCCTTGTCCGTAATACGCCAACAGAGCGCGCGTATTGGCGCATCCATATGCCAATACCTACGCATCATCTCTTGAACAAAGATTCTGCCCACTACCCTCTTGACACGCTCCTCTTACTGCTTGTCCTTTCCGGTGATCGCTTTCAGGATGTCTGAAATGAACGTTCGATCTCCACGAGCGATCCGGTTATCCACGTCGAGCATGCGGCGGTAGCCCCACACGATCAGCGCAATGAGACCGATGACAACGATGAGGCCGAAGACTGCTTCCATAGTGGTATCAGTGAATCGTTTCTCACCATAGCGTCTACAAAACGCTGCCGGCAACCCGCATTGACCCCTCACCCGCTGCGCCCGTACGCATAAGACGACCGCCGCAGCCCTTTCGCAGTCCATCCAGCAGCAACCCAATAGAAGAGAGGGGGACATGCCCCATGTCCGAGTTGAAGATGCCGTACATCAATCAGGTGCTGATCGCAGGTCGCCTTGTCGCCGACCCGCACCCGCTTACCGCCGATGGTGGCAGACCTGGCGCCGCACTCACCGTCGCCTCGAATCGCTACGCCAAAGGCAGAACACCGTTCACCACGTTCGCCGATGTCGTCTGTTGGGGCGACCTCGCCACCGCCGTCGTGAACCATCTCGCCAAGGGGAGCGCCGTGCTCGTCTCGGGGTCGCTCGCCCAGTACGAGAAGAAGCAGACGAAGGGGCCGAAGCTCAAGGTGCTCCAGGTCTCGGCCAGCCAGATTCAATTCCTCGATAAGCCGGACGCCTCACCCGCGCCCGACGAAGAAGAACAAGCCGTGTAACTCCTGTTGCTGCGTCCCGGTCACGAGAAGCGCCCCTCCAGTTGTTGGAGATCAGGCGCTTCTTCGCTGAAGCTCGGGGGTAGACACCGTTCCGCAGCCGCCAGCACACGCTGGTGTTTCGTTCCTCTGGGGTTTAGAGAGGAGTTCCTGCCGTAACCCCCGGAGCTGACCCCGCGCCGGGGGCCTTCTACGTTTCCGTGGGTCGAGTCCCGTAGTGTCCGTGCCGCCTTCCTAGGGCGATAGCCTACCCCCACGCGCCATCGTGCGAGAGGGCGCTCTTTCTCGTCACTTCGACGGCCTTCGATGCGCGCTCGGTCTGCGGTGCCACGCTCGCTCCGGCGAGTGGACTTCCACAGCATGGCTGCCTGGCTTGCCGGCGCATGCACGACTCACCACGCACGGGGCGAACACCCACCGCGTTCTTTGAATCTTTCACCACCACTCCCATGCATCTCCATGGATGGACACATGCCGTGCTCGACGCCACGACTGGCGCGCCGCTCGGTGTCGCGAAAGACATCGAACAGATCGACGATTGGGGCGAGATGGGAACGACGCTCTTCTTCGGAGACGACGAGACGCCGCAGTTCAACCTCCTTGGCGGCTACGACGTGCTCCCGATGGAACATCTCGATCCACGCATCCGCGCCGAGATCGCCCTGCTCCTGACCTACGTACCGGCATGACGCACCTTGCAGGACAGTTCTCGGAACTTCGACTGAACACGCGCTGCGCGCGCTGCAAAGACGAACGGAACTGGCTCTCCGTCCTCACCGGTGTAGACGGGGCGAAATCGCTCCAAGTGGCATTGTGCCGCACCCCAAGCTGTCACTTCTTCGAGGTTCGCAGCATGGCGGACGGTGCATCGGACACGCTGCGCCGAAGCCAGCGTGACCTCAAAGCCATGCGTCTCTGGCGCAATACGGCCTTTATCGCGCTTCTCGGCTGGCCGATCCTCGCGATGCTCCTGATCCTCATGTGGTAAACACCAACGGTGCGCGGGAGATGTGGAAGTCCACCGCGCACCACCTCTCTCCCCTGTAGCCAGAGTGCAGACTCGTGGCATGGCACAACCGAATACCGCTGCCCAAGAGATCGCCGCACTCATGCTTGCGCTCGCGCCGGAACTTGCGCTCGCCCGAGACGAGAACCGACAACAGCGCCTCCGCGCCGCAGCCGCAATGATCCGCAGCACCGACGACCTCACACAACGCCGCTTAGTCTCGGTCGTGTGCGCGGTCATGCGCATCAGCACAACCGTCTTCCGCCAGATCATGAGCGAGGTCTAGCGTGCTTCGCACCAGACTCACCGTCCGTCCACCGCGCGCCGGCACGCGGCGGCTCATGGAGAAGTTTGGCGACCGCTTGGTCTGCGTCCGCTATCGCTACGACGACGAACGCCATATCCGTCTCAAGACGATTGAACTCATTATTGCGGAAGTCCCGTGGCCACGGGCCAAAGAAGAACCGCCCATCTGCCCGTGTTGCAAGAAGCCGCACGATCCAAAAGACTCCTAAGACAGCAATCCCCGCCGAAGCGGGGACGCCGTGCTAATCCTTGCGAGACCGAGCACTTTCATCCTACAGGAAGCCATTGCTGCGTCAAGGCTTGACCCGATTTTCTGGAGGAGTAGTGTGAAAGCTGAACACTCATCCTTGCGACCGATGCATTTCCCTTTGCACAGGTGCGGATCATCCGTAACGATCACGCCTGCATGAACAGCCATCTGAACAACAACACCACGCAGCCATGCGTGGTGTGAAGGGAACCCAAGGCATTGCGTGGCACTGGAAGGACAAGGCGCGCGTGAGGCTGATCGCAGCGTCCGTCCCGCGCCGACAGATTGCCTACGTCATGGCCGTCTACGATGTGCTTGTCCTCCTCTGTAACGATTACGGGGACAAGATTTTCAAGGAGCACGTCTCAACCATCTGCCAACTCACCGGGATGTCCTACAAGGGTGTCGCCCGTGCGCTGGAGATACTCTCGACACTCGGCTTGGTTACCGTCTCCGCCGTTGGCCGCGAAACGACGGGCGTTTTCTCCCAACGCACCTTTGAAATCGCAAAAGGCCCATTGGCACTTTCGACTAGCGAAAGTCCTACTGGTTCCGACGACCACCAAGAATCCATGCCCTCTGCTTATACAAGCCAGTCATCCGCATCTACAAGCTCCATTCAGCCAGTGGAACTCTTGTATAGCGAAAGTCCTAATAAGGAAAGAACAGAAGAACAAGAACGAAAGAACGATGATGATGACGCGCGCGAGCCAGAGGGGACGTACGTTGCGTCTCCCCAGCTTGAGAAGGCCCTCGCGTCGCATCTCGGGCCGTTCTTCTGGAACCAAGAAATCCTTGAGCTCGTCGAGTCGTACGTTCGCGAGCACAGCGAAATACAACTCCTCAAGGCCCTTCAGGTCGCCGCAACTTCGTTTGTCGAGCGCAAGTCCCTGTTCTCATGGCTCTCGACGACGCTCACGTCGCAGAAGGCACAGGGCTACACATGGACTGGCCCTCCCTCGAAGGAAGATCGCCAAAAGGCAGCACGTCAGCGGCGCGACCCCGAAGCCGCATTCTTCGAGAAACAGACCCTCTACCGGCAGCTTGAGAGCGATCTTTCCTTCGGTGCCACGCATGCGTGGGAACGCATTCGCTCCGTCGCTCCTCGCTTCGGCGTCGATCCCGCTCCGTTTTCCCGGCTCGACGCATCCCCGTCCCCTCCAAAGCGCGAACAGGTCACGTTGATCCGTGGTTTCGTCCGCGCCGTCCTCCTCGTCTCATCACCTCCCGAACAACCCCATGCAGTCGAAGGTGCCACCGCATGACGTTACGGCCGAGAAGAGTGTCCTCGGATCAATCCTGCTCGATCAGGAAGCGATCATTCGCGTCTCGGAACTTCTCGCAAAGGACGACTTCTACTTCGACGCGCACCGGATCACGTACGCCGCGATGCTCGACCTGTACCGCGCCCGGCGCCCCATCGATCTCACGACGCTCCAAGCGCGCCTCATCGAGCGTGATGAACTTACACTTGCCGGTGGCATCGCGGAACTCGCCGCGCTCACCGAGTTTGTTCCCACCGCGTCCAACGCCGAGGAGTACGCGCGGATCGTGCACGACCACGCGACGAGGCGGCGCATCATCGAGGCGGGGTACGAGATCCAGCGGCTTGCCTTCGATCTTGAGGCAGAACCGCAGATCGTCCGCGACCGATCCGAACAGCTGCTGACGGACATCCGGCGCTCGCATGCGCGAACCAAGATCGACTCGCTCCGTGACCTCTTCGACGCGCAGTACGAGCGCATGGCGGCGGCGATGGAAGGCGAGGCGAAGTCCCGCTTCATCTACACCGGGTTGGGGGAGCTGGATCGCATGCTCTCGGGCATCGAGCCGTCCGATCTCCTCATCTTGGCCGCCCGGCCTGCAATGGGAAAGACGAGTTGCGCGCTGACCATCGCGAAGAACATCGCGTCGAAGGGAAAGAACGTCGGCATCTTCTCGCTCGAGATGTCGAAGGAGCAGCTGACCAATCGCATCTTGAGCGGCCTCTCCGGGGTGGACGGCTGGAAGATTCGCGCCGGCAAGCTCACGTCGAGCGAAGGTGATCTGGTCGCGGCGGCGATGGACAAATGGAAAGACCTGCCGCTCTACATCGTGGACACCGCTGGGCTCACCGCCCTCGAACTCCGTAGCCGCGCACGACGGCTCCAGGCCGAACATGGTCTCGACTTCATCGTGGTGGATTACCTGCAACTCATGGCAGGGACGAATCCCAACAACCGGACGCAGGAAGTCTCCGAGATCAGCCGCAGCCTCAAGGCGCTTGCGCGCGAGCTGACCGTGCCGATCCTCTGTCTCTCGCAGTTGTCCCGTGCGGTGGAGGGCCGCGACAGCAAAGTCCCGAACCTCTCCGATCTCCGCGAGTCCGGCCAGATCGAAGCGGACGCCGATGTGGTGATGATGCTGTACCGCGACGACTACTACCGGCCGGAGGAGTCCGACCGTCCCGGCGAGGTGGAGCTGCACATCAAGAAGCACCGCAACGGCCCGACCGGGAAGGTGCTCCTCATGTTCGACGCGAAGACCACCACCTTCCGCTCCCTCGATAGCTTCCATGGTGGCGTGGATGAGCACTTCCCGCTCACCGCGTGAGGAACGACTACGACCTCATTCTCAACTTTGATGGTGCCTGCATCGCGAACTGCGCGCCGAGCCATCCGAACTGGCAACAGACGAAGGGCGCATGGGCGTTCGTCGCGGTCGGGAAGGGCGGTCAGACGCTCAAGGAGGCCGCAGGAACCGTCGAGCCGTGTAGCTCCAACATGGCGGAACTGCACGGCTGCCTCGAAGGGCTGCGCTGGGCGTCTGGCCGCGGTGTCCGGCACGTGCTCCTTCGCGGTGACTCCCAGTTCGTCATCAAGTTCCTGATAGGCCAGAACCGGATTTCCCAGCTTCCGCACATCGCACCGCTCCAACGGCAGATTGCTGGCTTCATCGCGCATGCCGTTGTGGGCCTCCCTGATGGACGGAGACGCGTCCAACTCCTTCCGGACGGCCAAGGACTCATCCTGACCCCGGAACACGTCCCCAGATCGAAAAACAGGCGTGCTGACCTTCTCGCCGGCCAATTAATCGGCAGTAGGCCGCCCAAACGCGGCTAAGTGGGCATATGGGGTCTAGTTACGCACGATACTCATTCGACCATCACGCGTTCTATCGCGTCGTCGGCATCATCAACACCGAAGACTTTTTCACAGACGCCCACCGCACGATCTTCGCGACGATCCGCGCGCTCTCGGGGCAGAGCCGCAAGTTTCCGAGGCGGCAGTAACCTCAATCGCATCAACAGATTCGCGCAGCTCGCGCCGCAACACACGGAGCCCTTGCTATACCGGCACGGCAGAGGGCAAACATCACCCGCTCGCGGCGCAAGCGCAACTCCATCAGACAGATAGCCCGTTCCACGGCTTCCTCTCCACTGTCACGCCGCTCGGCCCTTCCATGCTTCGCGCGAAGCGCGGGCCTGGAAAGGAATCGACTCCATGCATCAGGTAAAGAGCTACACCCTACCTACGACTGTTACCCATCGCCTGCCATCCCACGACACCGCGTTCGAGGAACAGCTGCGACTCGCTGACGATCTCGCACGGATGGGGGTGAATCCGCTGGATGACGACGCGATTACCCACCCGGCCGTCCGCGATACGCTCTCTGCCTCGCGGGAGTATGTGGAGTCGCAACATGCCGGGCGCAAAGCGCGGGGCCGCGCCGATCTGCGGAAGTGTGTGAACCCCTTCCTCCCGAGGCATGTCCTGGAGCATGACCTTGTCGATGAAGTCCTCTGGGGTTATCCGATGCTTGTGCCACGGCGCGCCAACGCCATCGCTGCGACAGGCAGGCGTCCGGGTGTCTTTCTCCTCCATGACGAGATGGATTACCACGTGCTCGCGCTCGTACCGCCGTCCGAGACGTGCCTCTATGAACTCCCGCTGAAGCGGCTCGGGACGCATCGAGACATCCGGGCGCTCGGGAGGTTCACCGCCGCCTGGCTCGACAAGCATGGACCGCATGCGGTTCCCGGTCGGATGGCGGGATTCGCGTCGCGGTGGGATCTCCACGTCTTCTGTCTGGAGCATCTCTATCTGCCGATGCTCGAACGCGACGATCGCCGATGACGACACGAAGATGGGGCGGCATCCGCCGCCCCATCGCTTCATTGATCCAACGCCTCGACCACGGCACCGAGCACCGCGTCCCCCGCACGGGCGTAGCGCTCCGTCATCCGCACCGAGGAATGCGCCATGACGGTGCTCACGAACTTGATGTTCACACCTCTACGAAGCAGCTTGCTCCCGAACGTGTGCCGTACATCATGGATGCGGAACTTCCGCTTCTGCATGCCGGCGATCCACTTTGCGATAGCGAAGTAGCGGCGGATCGTCTTGATAGCCGGGACGCAGCCATCGTCGTCGACAAACACGTTGCCCGTGCCGTTGCTCCGCGCCTTGCACTGGGCGAGGGCCTCCCAACACCGTTTGGAAATCGGGATCACCACATCGCGCCCGGTCTTTCCGGTCGTCGTGCGAATGACTCCCGCCGCCTCGTCGATGTTCGCTTCCCACTGGAGCGGCAGCAAGTCCGTGATCCACCGCAGCCCAGTTTCGAGCGCCACGATGAAGAACGGCTTCCCGAAGGACTGGAATCGGCGGAAGTACGCGCCCGTCGCCGAGCTCTCCGGGTGGAGTGCCGCGCCCACGACCCGCTTCGTCCCGAACACCTTCGCGTCCGCGCGATCCTTGGGGATGAGACGCACGGTGCCCCGCGGCATCGTGGCCGCGATGTAGTCGCGGAAGCCGCGTTCATCATCGAAGGCCGCGAGGAATCGTGCTTCCTCCGCATCCGACAGCTCGTTCTGCGGTTTGTTCGCCCGGTACTTCTTCACTTCCTTTTTGAGCGGAGATTCCTCGATGGCGTCCAGTTCCACCGCGTACGTCATGAGCGAACACATTGTGTTCACGTAGTTGTTCACCGTGGCGCCGGCGTAGCCGAGCGCGATCAGCCCTGCCGACCACTTGTTGATCTTCCCGGAGGTGATCTCGGTGAGACGCATCTCGCCGAAGACCATGAGGAGCGTTGGCCGTCTCGCTGCCTTCTTACGCCGACGTGTCCCTTCAACCCCGACTACGTACCGGTACTCGCGCGCGGTCTTTGGTTTCAGTTGCGCGCAGATCGTGTCGAAGCTGTCGTTGATGAACTCCTCGAACGTGGGCGGAAGCATCAAGGTGCGGTCGCTTCCCCCTTTCACCTTCTGCCGGTACTGCTTCCAGAGCGTGACCGCTTCCTCTTGCGTTGCGGCCGGGACGCTGATGCGGTGCCGCTTCTGCCCTGCTGCCTTCCGCCCCCACACGTCGAAGTGCGCTTCCTTGGTGACCGAGTTGTAGCTGAATCCTGGGAGGCGATCTCGCACCCCCCGCTTGTTGGTTCGCTTCAC